GCCGGCAACTCAAGGACTTTCGTAATCAACTGGTCGACGCTATTGATAAGTCGGCGTCGGGTTACAAGGAAGGCCTTGAAAAATACCGGGACAGCAAGGATATCGACAAGGCGTTCGAGTTCGGCCGCAGCATCGGCAAGAACACTGACGACATCAAGACCGACCCTAGCTATTGGGACCACTGGGTGAACCACAAGGACCGTTCGCCGGAAGAACTGGCTGCGGCCAAGCTCGGCGCTCGCCAAGCGGTCGAGAGCAAGATGGGCAGCATCAAGTCGTCGGCGCTGGACCCGGCGCGCTCCGGTACCGACATTCCGCAGATCGACTTCAACAAGCAGAAGTTTGAGCACCTGTTCGGCGAGGAAAACACCAAGCGGATGTTTACCCACCTGCAGGACGAGCGCGACATCGCAGTCAGGAACTCTAGGGGCCTCAGCAATTCCACCACGGCGGAGGCCCAGGCCGCACAAGCACTGATCAAGCCACGTGAGATCGCCGCGCCGCACTCCAATTTGCCGGGATGGGCGCTGGCCATGGGAGCCGGGGCGGGAGCCCTCACCAATCCGTCCGTGGGTGCGGCGGTCGGCGGGGGGCTATTGGGGGCCAGGGCAGCTAAGGCCGGTTACGACTGGCTGGGGCGCCAGGCCGACGTATCCCGCAACACTTCACTGGCGCAAATCATCTCGCGCAACGATCCGGAGACGGTGTCCAAACTCGCGGCGGCGATGGCCCGCCTTGGCCGCCGCAACAAACTTAGTAACCTGATCGCGCCGCCATAGTGCGAAACGCATTCCGACGTAGTCGGTAATGGGCTTGACGAAATAGACCAGAATGTGGCCGAGTAGTGGAACCGGTACGAACATAGTAGGATGAAACCATGCTGAAGGCGCTTAAGTCCATCCTGTTCGGGGCGATGCTGGGGGTGATCATCCCTAGTCTGGCGTTTGGTCAGGCTACTCTGTTACCGGATGCCAATCAGCGGTATCTGAATGATACAGGCCAGCCGGTAGCCAATGGAACTGTGGGGTATTACATCCCGAACACGCTGACTAAGAAGACCATTTGGCAAGATTCGGGCAAAGTCACGGCGCAGACTAATCCGGTACTGCTAGACGCCGGAGGCAAGCCCCAGCCGGCAGGGCAGACTTACGGCGACGGGTCATACCGACAAATAGTCAAGGACTCCAACGGCGTTCAAATTTGGGACTCCGTCACCACGTCTACAGGCAGCGGTAGTTCGAGCGGAGGGTCGGTGTTTTCGGCAGGGGTGCCAGTGGGCACTATCTTGCCATGGGCCAGTACTGCACTACCGACCAACTACTTGTATACGGCAGGTCAAGCGGTGTCTAGAACCACCTATGCCCAGCTTCTTACGGCGGTCACTTATCAACAAACGATACTGTGTCAGAATGGAGTGGCTACCGTATCAGTGACTACTACGGTGAGCGACGGCACTCCTATCGGTGCGCCCATCGAAGCGTCGTGTTTTGCCCCTGGGACTATTGTAAGTTCCAAGGCTTCCGGCATCCTGACGCTTAGCACTAATGCCACCAGCAGTGTTTCCACTGGCATTACCGTGTTCCCGTGGGGTAACGGGGACGGTTCCAGTACTTTTAACGTACCTGATATACGGGGCCGCGTCCTGGCGGGGCGTGACAACATGAACGGGTCCATCGCCGGGGTGTTGAGCAGCACTTATTATTTGACGCCTGGAGGTGTCGGGGTGAACCCTGACGCACTAAACGCTGTAGGCGGCAGTCAGTCCTGGGTAACTACTCTAGCGCAACTACCGACTGGGATCAATTCGTCCGGCAGCAACAATCTGACGGTTACGTCTACGGTCAACGGCATTCCGACTAACGCTATACCGACCGCTTCCTTGCCCACTAGCGGAAGTGCCACCGGCATTTTAGGCCCAAGTTCCGGTGGGTCACCAGTGGTGGTGGGGGCTGTTACTTCTACCAATACTCAAATAATTAACGTGGCTTCCACCAATACGTCGGGTTCCCCTCACCCTTCTGTGCAACCAACATTGACCGCCGACCACATCATCAAGGCTCTACCTGACACGGGAGGTTCAGGCTTGACCGGCGTCACTGACGGCGTGTTGTACAACAATGCGGGGTCCCCGGGGGTCACGGCGGCTGGTCTAGACGGGCAATTGTTCCTGGGGGTCACGGGTTCGCCGCCACAGATGGCGACCATGTCGCAGGATTGCGTCATCACCAATGCCGGAGCGATCACGTGCACCAAGACCAACAACGTAGCTTTCGCGCCTAGCGCTACTACGGACGCCACCAACGCTAACAATATCACATCTGGGGTTTTGACTCCAGCAAGGCTGCCCCTGGCTACTAACGCCGCAAAAGGTGCGATGGAGGGGGACACTACTACTATCACCTGCGTAGCGGGTGTGTGTACTGCCATAGGGGCGGTGGCGTCGTCGATCGGCGTAGGCACCACCACCGTGTCTACTGCCACTTCGGGCTATTGTCTGACCGTGGGGGCCACTCTCAGTAATGCCCCTTGTGGCGTTTCCACCCCCCAAGGGCGGCTTACGCTGGCCTCGGGCCAGGCCGAAATGGTCGCCGATGCAGTCGGTGTTCAAAATCTGTGGTACGCCCCCGACGTAGGGGGCAGCCTTAACTATTTCAACGGCACCAGTGTGGCAGTCTGCAGTTTCACCAGTTCCGCTACCGATCAGGTCGGCCTGTTGCTCGCGCTCGGCGGCTCGGCGAATTGGGCAGCCGATAGTATTCATGACGTGTTTGCCTATTGGACAGGTTCAGCCTGCGCACTGGCGACCCGAGCGTGGGACGCCTCGATGCTGCCCTCGGCGCCCGCGCTGATTACACCGATCGCGACGGCGGTAGTGACCGGCACTACGCCGACAGCGTGGACCCGGCCAAATGCAGCGTTTGACGGCACTACGGTTAAGGTCGGCACGTCGTCGGCGACCATTCCGTCCGGTTCGGTCAATGCCAACGCCGCTAACTGTCTGGGTCAAGACTACGGCGTCGGCAATACCAACACCGTCACACAGCTAGTCGTCACCGCCCCCACGGATCATTTCATCTATGGTAATTTCGGGTTCATTGATTTTCAGACATCGGTCTCCTCTGACGGCACGAACTGGTTCCTGACCAACGTAAACTGGATCAACGACACCGCCTTCGGCAATTCCTACACACTACCGTTGAACACGACGGGGGTGGGTCCGTGGCGGTTCATCCGCACTTGTTTTGACGGCATGGGGGACACCACCCGGAGCCTGTTCATCGCGCAGATTCAATATTACAATGTCACCGCAGCATCTACGCGGCGCTTGGTACGCTACACGGGCGTAGGGCTGGTCAACGACGCAACGATGGGAACTGCCCGGATTAGTTCGTCCTCTACGACCAGCATACCACAGTATCAAGGGACCTACCTAGGTTCGATTCACATCGATACCGCGAGTACTGGTCAGATCACTTGCCATGTTCAGTCGTTCGGCGCGTCGCGAACTTGCGGCATCTGGAACGCGTACCCAAGCACGCAACGATGGATTACGCTGCAGGCGGGTATCTACGATACGGCGAAAAACTACACGGTGACGTCACCAGGGTGGGCGGCATGTGAGGGGTCCAGTACTTTTGGTCTACAAGTGTTTACTGGGATGGCGGTCGAGCCGGTCGACGTGTCGGCGCTCCGCAACGTGGTGCTGAACAGCATAGGCGGCGCGGCGTCCTACGAGTACGGTCTTGGGGTCAACATTGGGTCCAGCACAGCCGTAACTAATTCGTTTTCAGGCACGCAAATCAGCACCAATTTTGATAACACAGGAAGCGTCCATGGTTTGACGGAACGCGCCGAGGTGACGCTACCGGCGTTCGCTGGGTTGCAGTCCGTGACCTGTATCGAGCGCAACAATAATGGCTCGAACGGCAGTGTCGTGACCATCACCAACGGCGTGCGCGCGGCCAACCTAAAGGTGCGATACAGGTACTGAGTGCGTAACAATCCATATGGAGACGACAAAAATGAACATCAAGCTAATTCTGAACATCCTTTCCAGCATCAACGGCGGCCTGATCACGGGGGCGGCGCTGTTCAACCCGCTGGTCGGACAATCAAACTCCCTCATGATCATTTCCGTTCTCGGCATCTGCCAGATCGTCGTGAGCGCCGTCAATTCAAATCTTTCCACTCAGTTCAACACTATTGCCGGGGTAGCGGCTATTCAAGGCAACGACGGCAGACCTGCCGTCAGGGTTAATGTCAACGCCAACGCTGCGCCGGACTTAGCAGCAATGGCTGTGGACCCGAAATTGCCGAATGTCGGCGCCGCGTCTCCGGACGTTCGCTCGACGCTACAAGCCGTCGCGAAGGGGGCCTGACATGAAGTGGGCCATTCGCCTTCTGAAAGTCGCCTTCCTGGTGTCTCTGTTTCCGGTCGCTCCTGCGGGAGCACAGACGAAGAAGCCAGTTTTTACCGGCGATCCCGTCGCCGACACCAGACGAGCCTTTGACCAGACCAAGGAAGCCGTGACGGGCAAACCGGCTGATCCTACTGCTCCCGTGGCGTGTGGGTTCAAGATGTTCGTGCATCTGACACCAGACAACCTGGAACAGACCGTCAAGAACTGCGTGGCCACGGCCAATGGCAAGCTCATCACCGACGTCAAAGGGGCGCTGGATTCGGCCGTCGCGTTCAACAACAACGCGGGGGACAAGGACGGCATGGCGTGCCTGCAGCCGGCCTACGCCATTGTCCAGGCTGCGGCGTTCACGCCTTACGTTCCGGCCGTGCCTGCCGTCATGAACCCGGACGGTACGGTCAAGACCCCGGAAGTGCCAGCCGTGGAATCCAAGGAACCGGGACTCGTCACGCTATTTCAGAAGTATCGCGAGTTTACGCTGTCAGGCGGTCTGACCGCGTGCCAAAACTGGATCAATCAGCCGACCCAACTTACCGCTGCAGCCGGCGTCGCCGGGATTGCCACGATAGCTGGCGCCGCACTACTAATACCGAAATGACATTGATAATCGCATGGCTCGACGTTCATGCCTATGCCGTCATGGCGCTATCCAGTTTTGGCGGGTTCGTCGCAGCCATGGGGTCATGGGTCTGTACGGTCTGGAGCGACCGCAGGACACAAATACGTTTTGACGAAATGGAGGACGAGATTAAATGACCTCGGTAGTACGCCTTCGGTTCGTCAGACACAAGGGGTTCGCCTGTAACGCTATTGTGTGGCGCTCGGGGATGGTAGGAATGCCTTTCATCCCAACCCATGCGGAATGTGTAACGCCCGAATTGACCTGCATTGGGCAGTTCGGGCACGGCGGAATGCAAGAGCGGCCGGTGGGGTATGATGCGAAAGAAATATATATCGATCGCCGGTCGAACTATGGTCCTTGCGCCGTCATGGTCGACCTGCCCGTAACGCAGGCTCAGGCGGACCAGTTCTACGCTTCGGCGCGCAAGGCCATCGGCGAACCCTATGACTGGTCGGCGCCGTGGGGGTTCCTATTCCCGGGACACCACCACAAGAAATACCACTCGATGTGCTCGATGAAGATGTTCCTGATCCTGCGTGAAATCGCATTTTTCCGCTGGCCGATTACAGTTCCAGCGCACCTGGTCGACCCCCGGGACCTCATGATGATTCTGTCTACTCACGTGGAAATACCGCATTAGGAGGGTAGTAGTGGAACCGCTGGCCGTCCCGAACGTTATCTCGATAGCCCACAGGGGCTGAAATGGATGATTTTGTATTTTTAGGTTTCATTAATGCCCAGATCACGGCCTGTGGGTTCCTGGGCGGCATGGTCCGTGCATTCCGAGACGAGGACGCTACACCATGGCAGATCGTCAAGTTAATCATAACTGGAGGGGTAGCGGCGAACTTCATTGCGCCGCAAGTGCTGGGGGTTCTGGTGTTTCTACACGTATCGCTGGTATACTTTGTGGCCTTCGGTATCGGCCTGAGTGGAAAATTACTGTGTTACGTGATGGAACTGGCCTTCAACGGACTATTTGGGAAAACGGAAAATGAGTAACCTAGCCATCTTCGCCGTGACCATGTTCAACCTGGCAGCGTTCGCGGTCGTGGTCCTGCTGATGTTCGTCATCACGCAGGCCACCAAGGACCTACACTTAAGGAGGCACGATTCCACAGCCGTCAAGTCTTCGCGCAAGAACTCGTTTTACTCGGCGGCCGGGTATCTGGTCCTAAGCATAATCTTTCAAAATTACTGGCTGATCCACCCGTCCATCGTGGCCACGGGGTTTGTAGTGACTGGGTTCATCGCGGGGGCCGGGTGGATATTAGCAGTCAGTTCGGTGTCGATGAAGTCGCGCGACCCGACGCAGGGCCGCGCTTCATATAGCCATGTCCTGTTTGGCGTGTACATGGAGCCGTTACGACGGTTCGTTTCAATCTTGCGCGGACGCTAGCGCCGGTTCAGTTCCCGCAGCATGTCCATGTATCCCCAACTGGGGTTGTTGAGGAATGCCGGCGCCGGTTCGATCTCCGTCATAAACCTGACTTCGTCGAGATATTGACCGGCGAGTCGCCCGACCTGTAGGCCGGGCAACTCGGGCGGAAGGTCCCCCATGAAGGGGGACGGGGGCAACGGAGTGGTCATTTACTTGCGCTCCATATTGACCAGTACCAGTTCGCTCTTGGCGCGGGTGTACGCCACGTACTGCAGGTTGCGCTCCTGCTCAAGCTGCCAGTCTTGACGGGCATATGACGACGGCATGTAGAGATTCTCACCCATCAGGAACACGCGCTGCCACTCGCGGCCCTTGGACTTGTGGACGGTCGACAGCGTCAGCGTCTTGCGCCGCTCGCCGTCCGCGTCCTGGAACATGTCGGTGATCTTGTCCTTGAGTTCGTCGACGGTCTTGACGGCGTCGGCGATGACCAGCACGGTGTCGACCCGGTCCTGAATAGCCTGCGCCTGGGTCTCCCGGCCTTTCGCGTTGAGTTTCTGCACCTGTTGCTCACAGTAGGCCGTCATGCGGTCGCGCAGCGCCGGAAGGCTCTTGGCGGACGAGAAACGGTCTATCAGCTTGATCAGGCCGGCGCCGATGTCGCGACCCTCGACGTGGCACGGAATGCCGCGCTTGATTAGCTGAAATGCAGTTTCGACCAGGGGCTTGGTGTTGCGGCAAAGGATGGCGTCGTTAATCTGGTCGAACGCCTCTTCAGTCTGTCCGGCCATACGGTAACCATCGATACGCTGCCAGAACACTTGCTCGTCAGTATTTACCACGGTCCCTTCCGGCGCCGTCTCGTGCGCCTCGATGTGGCTCACGACTTCCCGCGCCTTGGCGACGACGGCCTGGGGGCAACGGAACGTTACGGTCATCGGGAGTTCGACGCAGTTGAACTGCTTGATGGTCTGCCCGATGCTGTCGTTATCGGCCCCGGTGAAGCCGTAGATCGCCTGATGACGGTCACCGATGAAGAAGGCGCGGCCGTTGGACTTAAGCATCTTGCGGGCCAGCGCGCGACGGGCTGGATTGGCATCCTGCCACTCGTCGCCGATCACCCAATCATTGCCGAACATTCGCACCCCGGTCACCACCGGCAGCCAGATCATGTCGTCGAAGTCGATGATTTCAGAACCCATGTCCTTGTGCCATTGCAGGCCCTTGACGGTGTATTCGACGCCGGCTTTGATCAGGCCCTCGTCCTCGATCTCGTAGGCAAGGTCGAAATGATCAATAATGTCGTAGTATAACTTTTCGTCAGTCATCGCGCCGTGTAGTCCTACCGCGCGCTGCTTGGCCAGCGAGATCAGCTTGGACGTGAATGTCTGCAACGACTTGGGAACCTGAAGCGCGACGTGCATCATGTCGGACTTCTCGCGGGCGGCCTCGGGGCCGGCCTTGACGTTCTTGTAGGCGTAGCGCCAGGCGCCGAACCCGAACGAGTGGCAGGTGCCGAACCGAACTCGGTTGCCGAAGTTCAGCTTAAGTTCCCGCGCCTTGGTCTCGAACTCAAGGGCTGCCGACTTGTTGTAGGCCATCACGGCGACGGAACCTTCGGTCTCGGCAATCATGAACATCGCGGTAGTGGTCTTGCCGGCGCCGGCCACTGCCTCGCCGAAGCCCGAGCCCCGGTGGGTGTGGGGGAAATTGCGGACGACTTCCTGCTGGGGGGAAAGGGTCTTAGTCATGTCGTGCTCCTATATGCCCTGTATCGGGCAAGTTCCACCCTAGCACACCGGGGAAGGCGTGTCAAGTAATATCGTGCCATTTGATAACGTCCCGGCAAAAGGCTAAGAGTTGGGCGTCCGTCCCTGAGTTCCTAGCACTGTTGGCTTGCCAAGTCACCAATCGTATATTTCGGATCGTGTAACCTTTACGTTGGTTCTTACGGTCTATCGACAATGAGTCCAAGGAATGTTTACCCTTTAGACACAATTGGCGGCCAGTCAGAACGCACAGGCCGTTTTGCCTGTAGTACAACGCCTCTAATTGTTCGAAAGTTAGATTGCACGGCGTGACCCCCGCAGTGCGCGTCCTTAACCGGTGTAGCTTAGCTTTTAAGTATCCGCGCAGTGTGTTCTTCCATGCTCGTTGCAAGTCCCGCATCCGGTTAGGGTTGTTAGTTCGCCATTCTTTGCCCCGTGCGTTAGCCCGTTTCTTGTTTGCCGCGTAGTACCGGTTATTGCGATCGTTGATCGCCGCCTTGTTGGTGACGTAATACTTGTGTTGCTTATCCGATAGCTTAGACACGTTTGCGTTTCCTGACTTCCGCCACTAGCTCGTCCATGATACTAGCAACGTCTTTTTTCCGAGTCAAGGCTTTGATGACCAGAGCATCCATGGGGCTGGACACCAAGTCATAAATATTACAATCAGTATCCTGCGCCCCCCGGTGGTTTCGGTCTTCCATCTGTGCGCGCCAGTAATACGAATAATCAGATTCGAAAAAAATCATTGTACTACAGCGGTCGCGCCCCGCTTGCCCGATCAAGGTGTGGCCGCGCGCCGTGGCGTCCTGTTGCCCGAGGCAGACCCGGCACTTGGATTCGTCGTTAAACATTCTCTTTTGTTCGGTAATCGCCGTAGGCGACATTCCGCCCTTGATCCACGCCGGGTTACATCCCGCCTCTGATAGTGCCGTGTACAACATTTCGCCGCAGGCCTTGTAGTAATAGCTGACTATTACCTTGCCGGGGGAGGTGCCGATGATGTCAAGCGTCGCCTTAAGCTTGGGGTTGTCCTTAGGCGTCTCGAAGAAGTAATATTTGCCCTGGTCGAGCAATACGCAGCTTGAAATCTGACGCAGTTTGTTCATCTGCGCCAGGATGATTTCCACCGAGATCTCGTCGCCATCGACGATGGCGTAAAATTCCTGCATCATCGTTGTATAGTGCTCGATCTGGCGCCGGCTCATCTCCAGGTGCACCGAAGTGTAGATCTTGGGTGGCAGGTCCTTGCGCCAGTCCTTCTTCAGCGCGCGGAAGGTACAGGTGTCGAGGACCCGTGCCAGTTCCTCCTCGTTGCGAACGCCGACCACCTGCTTGCCGAGGAAGCCTCCCATCTCGGCGAAGCGATTGCGGAACACCACGGGTTCCATACCGTTGAACTGACCAAGACAGCGTAATTGACCAAAGTAGTCTCGCACGTCCTGCGTCAAAGGTGTGCCATTTAATTCCCGCACCATTTTGGCGCGCTTGGCTAGTTCAAGCACCGCCTTGAACGTGGACGTCGCCGGATTCTTGACGGCGGTAGACTCGTCGATGGTCAACATGCAACGGCGTTGATCGAACAGTTTAATCAGTTGCTTAAGCGTGTCCTTCTCGCGCACGGCTTCGTAGTTGATCGCATACTGACAATACTCCGCATCGAACGGTAATGGATATTTCGGCCAGTAGCCAGTGGGTACCCACGGCACGCCCCATTCTTCCGGCGCCAGCGCCCAGTCCTGCTTGAACGAGTTCGGTACCACCACTAAATTGATGTCGGTATCGTCGGATTCGATGAATTCGTTAAGCGTCAACGCGGTCTTGCCCAGGCCTTGCTCTAACCACTGCCCAAACTTAGGCTTGCCGTGCGAGCGACGCATGGCCTCGGCCTGCACCGCCCAGGGCTTGTTGCCAAATACGGCGTGCTTAAGGTGCCAGGGGACGGTCATCATAATCTCGGCAGATTTCAAAATACCAGGCTTTAGTATCAAAACCGTGTCCACTGACTCTGGTGGATTCAAACCAGTACTGCCGCTCCGCCGTGGGGGGACCCAATTTGCAGTGTACTGCTTTTTCCACCAACATACTTTGCATCAGGTCAACTACCGTTTCCGCAGGCGCCTTGTCGTTGTCCGAACACCACCGTACGAAGTGTGTAATGGTCATGTTATTCCTGTCGATCCGTATTTCCAGTGCGCTTGCAGCGCCGGGTAGATCTGGTCATTCCATTGCGCGCGGTGAGCGGTCAGGTCGCCGCCCTCGTGAATTAACTCTCCCAATTCGTGCCAGGCCACGACCAGGTTTTCCATCGCGTCCTGATGCAGCGGCGCCAACACGGTGTTGCCCATACGTTGTTCCAGGATCAGAAATATGCAGGCGTCGACCTTGTCGGCGACCCTGACGATCTTGGCGATGCTGTCACCCCACATGCTTTCGTAGATCGCGTCGAGTTGGGCTTCGACCCCCGGCAGTCGTTCCTTCATCTGTTCGGTCACGAAGTTGGACAGTGCGCCGGGGTCGACGATCTGCTTCTTTACCGGTGAGATGACGTCGCCGGTAAAGGTCTCCTCGATGTCGTGCATCAGCGCCGCGAAGGTCAGGTCGGCGTATGGCCCCGGCCACTCGATCAGCCGCGCGACCTGCAGCGCGTAGTAAGAAACATAGAACGAGTGCTCGGCGACGCTGTCCTTGTTGAAAGTACGTACGATGGACCAGCGCTGGACCACAGAGGCGGTGCGAAGTTCGGGGGGGAAAAGGGTGTTCATGGTTCCTCGCTCATAATCTCGGCCGACGTAATAATGCGGTTCCGGGCCTTGACCCTCGCCAGCAGCTTGTCGCGGATGATCAGCGCAAAATTTGCGATATCAATGCATTCCTTGGCTGCCTCGGCCTCGCCTAGGAACTCGTAAGCCACGTCGAACTCCATCAGTTCGATCTTGAGCAGTTTGATGTGCGCCTCGATCGGCTGGTCATGCCAGCCGGTCTTGTGATCGTTCTTGCGAAGCTTGGTCTCCATGGCCAAGGCAAATTCGGCGACTTCACGCCGAATTACGTGTGTAGACCGGTCATCGAGACTAATGAAACAAACCTTGTCGGTGATCATGTCGTGTTCGATAGTCATAGTTTGTCTCCGTCGATGATGTCGTCCGTCGTCGGCCCCCAGGCCGTGACGACCTGGGTGCACTCGTTGCGCCGGCCATACTTGTTGCAGAGTTCGCGCACCTTGGCGACTACCGTCTTGGCCAGTTCCTTGTTCGGCAAGTAGTCCATGAACGAGACGTAGACGACGTTCGGCCGGGTCTGCGCGATCGCCTCGTAGACCTGCTGTTCTGAGAACGTAAACACCCTACGGATACGCTTGGTGACGGTAGTGATCTCGGCCGCGACGCCAAGTTCGTCCCAGGTGATCTCGTGCTGGTCGGGAAAACAACCACCGGAATAACCATTTTCGTGCATGTTACGTGCTTCGTTGAGACTGCCGACTTTGATCGGAAAAGTGCGAATGACCAGCATCGACCGGTGATAGAAGTGCGGGTGTATCCCGGCGTCGCTCATCGCCTGACCCACGGTGCAGTTGCGCGACGTAGTGTAAGGATAGAAGGGGCCGTCCACGGACAGCGAATGACCCTGCGGCACCTCGACCAGCACGGACTTGCCGGTAAGCATCTCGGCGTTCAAGTCGATGCGATGAACGAATTGCTGCAGTTTGTGTATTTCAGGACCGTACCAGTGCACCGGGTTGACCAGGTCCTTGGCCAGGAACCCCGATCGCAACACCTTGCGCGACAGCGCCTCGCCGACGCCTTTCCGGGTCGAGGCTATCTTAGTCTGCGCGCTGTCGTCGCGCATTTCGGCGGTCTTGCAGTCCGGCGTGATGATCGCGGCGTTGGGGTGAATGGCCAGTCCATTGTGCAGGACTTGGGGATTTTCATCTAATTCTCTGAGTAGGATTTCGGGATCAATCACGCTCCCTGCGTTTAGATAGGTAATACACGGCCGGTATAGTGAATAAGTCGGCAGGTGAAACACCACCTTGGTCACACCGTCGTGGGTCGAGGTGTGACCGGCCTGAGCCCCGGCATTTGTTGTTGCAATGTCGAAGGGCCGTAGCATCGGGGCCTTGGTCGCTAGCCACGCCGCCGCCGCACCCTTGCCCTCGGAACCCCACTGGCCACCGAGAAGGAACGAGGCCTTGCCCGGCTTGGAAAAGAAATCGATCATGTTCAGCCCTTTTTGTGCCCAATTCTATCAAGTACCAGTGTAGCATAGCCGACTATGTCTTGCCAATGGTCCCTGTGGTTAGGGTCACCACAGACAATTCTGCCGATTTTGGTAGCAATCAGGTCTAGAGATTCTTGTTGTACGAACGACAACTGACCCCAATTCGGGCTGCCCCGTACGACAGCTTTGATAGCTCCGATCGTGGTAGCCATGATCGTGTAGTCACCGTGGGTCACGCCGCGAACCTGCTCGGGGGGCGGTTCATTGGGCCAAGTCTGATACTGATGCCCCTTCGGTAACCCCTGCACTATTGCGCACGTCTCCCGGTGCACTTGCCCCGTGCCAGCGCCGCAATCACACTTGGCCAACATTTTTGTACTCCGCGAAAAGACCCAGCATCGCCCTGATCTTGCCCAACCGCCCGTCCTTGTCCCCTAGTGGGACATGTGACCGCTGCATAACTTGCCATGACGTATGTTCCATGACTTCGTACGTGTACAACGCCATTCGCAATGTCTTGATCGGCTCACGGGCGCCCTTGGTCTGGATGAACGACACCACGCCGGTCAGCATTCCGGCCCCGTGCCACTCCTTCAGGAATTTTCTCTGAGGGGTCGTAACGTCAAGTTCCCAGACATGGTTCTTGGTTCTGTCGGACAATGCAATCTGCTTGGCCTCCAGCCACATCGGGCGGCAATTGGGCAGCTTGATGAGGAGATCGACGACGCCGACCAGGAAGCGATTGTTAAGCTTGATACCGGCGCCTCCGACGTCCTTGACGGCGTCGATGATGAGTTGCTGCATAGCGGTTTCGAGCATGGCCATGATTATTTGCCCCTACGCCCGTTGTCGTAGTCGTGTCCCGCCAGCCCACACCAGCCGTTGCCCCGGTATTCACGCCACATCATGCAGCCGGACGCTATGCAACGGGTCTCGTCGTGAACCCCTTGTCCGCCAGGGTTCATGTCGACGTGGTGATTTACAGCCATCCCGACCGTCAACCCGGTGCGCACCATCGGGCACCACTTGGTCTTGGCTTCGTCTTCAGTCATACTGGCCGTCCATTGTTTTGCTTAGCATCCTGCCGCACTCGCCGCAGTAGGTGTACGGCCCGTATCCGCCCCCGGCCAGGCCAAACCCGACTTCCGGTTCGAGGTCGGGATGTTCTGGGCACTTGGCAGGACCGTCGCGCAATTCTTCGCGGATTTCCGACGCGTCAATGTGTGCGAAATACTTGGCGTCTGGGTCCTTGGTCATTTCTGGAACTCCTCCATCCATTCTGCAATACGCCGGTGTTGGGCGCGTTGCTCTTCTAACGTTGTCATTGTTCTGCGCCGAAAGTTGACTCTGCCCAAGTCGTACCTTCCCCCGCGTCAATCCGCATTGGTACGTCTAGGGGTATCATATCATTGGGTCCAAACCGTGTCATGATGTCTAAACACTCATTATACACTACTCGATGCGCCTCGTCAAACTGGAAATTGATCGAGTCATGTACGTTATTGAGCAAATCTACGGGACGTCCCACACTTTCCAAATAATCGTCGATTTCGACGAGCTTGCTTTTCAAAACGTCCGCATTACCTCCAGACAGGATACGGTTCAATGCTACATACGACAAATCGTGGCGCGGCAAATGGAGTCGGCGACCAAGCAATGTCACCATAAAGCCTCGCTTAACGAAAACACGTGACATATTCTGTTGCGCAGTGCGAATTTCTGGCATGGCCCGGAAGTACGCGCGATATTGTTCATCCACTTCTCTAGGGTCGACTTTGTATTTTTCAACGATAACGCCTTTACCACCACCAGTCAATAGAGTTTGATTTATCCTTTTTCCAAATTCCCTAGCTGCTTTCTTTTGCTTAGCGTCCCAGTCGTCATAGCCCTTGCTGAGGTTCATGGCCCTGGTGACGCCGGTATGGGCGTCGAACTTGGGGTCATTGCGGTAGCCGTCTAGCAGCACCTTGCAACGTGAATAATAAGCCAGCAACGTGGGTTCACATTGGCGGTAGTCGGCCTCGGCAAACACCATGCCGTCGTCCGGAACAAACCCACCACGCAGCATCCGGCCTCGTACTTCGTCGCGCTTGTGGGCCTGCTGCAGGTTGGGGGAATCGCACGACAGCCGGCCGATGATGGTACCGTATTCGTCGCCGCGCATCTGGTTGAAATTGGCGTGCACGCGTCCGTTCCAGATATGCTGTTCCAGCAGCGGCGTGATGAAGGAATTACGCATATGTACGATACGACGAATCTTGATGATCTCGCGTCCCGGCGCCGACTTTTCCAACCAGCTTTCGGGGAACGACGGCTTCCTGGTCTTCGGCGTCATCGGCCAGTCGGTCACGCCGTGCTTTTCCATGTACCACTTGACGTCCGACCCTGCCTGTACCGATGCGTTCTCGGGGTCCGGGAACTCGCGCATCAGTTCTGAAATCTGGCGGTTAAGGTCCTGTTGCAGTTGTTCGAAATAGCTCCGGTCCACCTTGATGCCCCGGCATGTCATCCGCGCCAGCACCCGGATCAACCGACTCTCGATGTCGTGTACCTTGGCGAGCGAAGTATAGACCGGCTCGCCGTTGACGCGTTTGAACTCCACCTGCTCGTTGATCTTAACCATTTGCGCGTCGCGCAGCTGCCAGGTGGAGGTGCCGTCACCTTCCGCATAATCAGTGGCCATGGCGTCATCACCACGCAACTTGTAGAACCACCCCATGGACTCGCGATCGCTTTTGATCTCGGGAAATTTTGACCGCAAGTACGCATACATCTGGGCCGCTAATTTGGGTTGAACCCCCCGACGCAGACAGCAGGCCTCTAGACTAAATTTACCTCCGAACTCATCGATAAGCGGTTCGTTTATTTGCGTGTCCCAGAACTGAGGCGCGAAAGCCTGTGTACCGATCAGGCGGTAAACAAACTTAAGGTCAAACCCGCCGATATTATGACCTCCGATTACCCGCCCTTGCCTGAACAACTTGCCTAGAAGGGCCTTTTCCCACGCGGCCATCTTCCCGTCCCACCCGTGGGCGTCGACAGGGCCATTAACGCCACCAATGTTACCGTTGCCGACGTGACGAACAGGAAGATAGAAAGAATCTTGTGGTTTGGGGCTAAAAGTAATGACATGCCCGACCACATGGCACCGTTGCCACAAGAGACCAGAAGTTTCAGCGTCATAGACTATGTCTCCCTTGTGACTATCGAGGCGGTTCATTACGACTTGCAATTTGCTGGTGATTTGTTTCATTTCACCACCCGTCCCGGTCGCGCGGGTCGCTCTTCGGCTCGTCGTCATCGTCCATCGCGAAGTCGGTGTCGCCGACGAACTCCTCGTGCAACTTTTGAATCCAGGCCAGTTGCTTCGGCGACACGAACACTCGTTCGCCATATTCCTTATCCTTGGCGATCATGTCGGTCAGGAAATTGCGCGGCGTTTCCTTCATGCCGCCGACTTCGTCCGCCAGTTCCTCCAACATCTGGTGGAACCGGGCGTAATCCTGTTCATTAAGTGCGGGCATCGACTTTCTCCAAAAACCGGTAATCGTAGTATTGGACCGCAGTGCAGCCGTCCCAACGTATGTTGACGAAACACTTACGGGGATTGTCCTCAACCGTGCCCAGCCGGTCGGGCGGGGTACGGACGTAATGTCTAACGCCCCGGGGGGACAGCCTGACGCGATCGGGCTTACGAAACAGGTTGTTCGGGTCGTTGCACATCATCGCCCCACAGCAAATGGACCAGTTCCGCAGTACTGGCGACGTGATACTTGCGCAATACCCCCTGGCGATGGTCGTCCACCGTGCGTGGGGAGATGTGCAGTAACTTCGCCATGTCCTTGGAGGCGCGGCCCTGAAACATCATCAGGCAGATTTCCCGCTGTCGCCGGGTTAAGTCAATCTTAACATGCTCAGACATGACAAAACTCCAAAATAAAAAGGGTGCGAGGGCTGATGGGTTAGGCCACCCTCGTTTAAACTCGCACCCGACATCGTGTCAACACGACGTCCTTGTTACCTCGGCGGTGAACACCCGAGGATTCAGTAGTTCGGCGACCCTTCCGGCTCGTTGGCCCCGGCAGCCTCCGGGTCCTCCTGCAAGCTGTCGACGTCCTTGATGTTGAGCCCGGACGACTTCAGCGCCATGTGCATGTCCTTGTACAAGGCGTACTGCTCGGGGTCGGTGACGATGCCGGCGCCAGTCAATTGGATGTTCTTGTAGTCCTGGCTGGCCGCGTTGTGGTCGTCGAATGATGACAGCATGAACACCGAACCGAACAACGGCGTCCGGACGGTCTTCAGCTTGGTCATGAACTTGCGCCCAATCTTGATACTGGAACGCTGGAACGTCATCACGGCCGGCATCAGATCCGGGAAGTCCGGGAACATCATCACGAAATTGTACATCAGCGTTGCGGCCGGGGGCGAGTTGCTGTTGCCGGGGTCCATCGTTCCCCAGTTGGCGAGACCGGACTGTTCGACCGTAGGCATCAGTTTCCATTTGACCTTGGCCCCGCCGTCCTTGGGGTCGAGCTTCACTTCGAACTCACCGGAGGGCGGCGACCAGTGCACGCCGTCAGGCGCTCGGGCAATGATGCCGCCACCGTCGCCCCTCGGCCGCCACAGGATGAACTGGCGGTCCATGTAGACCGGCACCACCTTGAACGGCTCGTCGAACATCATCTCCGACGCGGTGTGCAGGAAGTGACCCGGCCGCAGTTCGTCGTACAGCGTCAGTTCCTTGGACAGGCCCTGCATCAACTTGAGCCGGGGCATCTCCATGTCGTTCTGGCCGATGTTCTCCTTACCCATGTCGACGTCGTCGCGCATGTGGGCCGGAAGGTTGGCCGAAGTCGTGGAGGGGGCCGGCGCAGCGGTGCGGACGGCAGGGGCATTGTTCAGCTTCTTGATGTCGCGCTTGTCGATTTCCTCGTGCGTCGGCTTGTCGGACGTGGTACGCCCGGTAGCAGCGCCGGCCCGGTTGACTGGCCTGGTAGCCGGCTTCTCGGGTTGCTTGGGCTGGGTGGTCTTCGTCGCGGTCTTAGCCATCACGTTTCTCCTATGTGTGGCGGTTGCAATTACTTCCATCAGGCCGGTGTAGACACCTCGGGCCGCTAAGCCTTCCCGCTACTCCGTTTAACAATCCACTCCCCTACTACCTTTGCCGCTAAGCTCGGGACCCTCGGTTCGTGCTGTTCCCGCTTCCCACTGCGGTCTGCTCCTGCCTTAGTTGTTTAGGTCTTGGCCACCGTCGTGTTATTCAGGTCCGAGACCGTGAACAGGGCTTCCGGCAGGTCGATGTTCTTTTCCCTGAGGCCCTTGGCGTAGGCCGACAGCGTCGAGGCGTTGACGGTGGGCTGGATCAGGTCGCCGGCCTTGTTATCGATCAGCCAGTTGTAAGCGTCTTCTTTCTGGCCCGGCATGATCGAGGCTACGACCCGTACCGATAGTCCGACCCGGAAGCCCTCAGATAGCGGCATGCTGTCGACCATCGCCGCCTCAAACGCGGCCGGAACGGTAAGTTCCTTGGTAACTTTCCATAGGCTTTTAAACTGCTTGAACGCTTTATCTTCCGACAGCATCCGCTCATTGAGGCGGTGCAACACCACGAAGGCACGGGCCAGTTGAATGGCGCCGGACTTGCCAGCAAACGCCAGTTGCCGCTCCAGGTCAACGTACAACGCCTCGATAGCCTGCACGTGCTTGATGATCTGCGCGCCGGCTGGTAGCGCGGCGACGATGCTAGCAGGGAGGCTTGCGCTTGGCGGGGTCGGTGAGGTATTCGACGTTTGCGATGTCTTCGAGACCTCGGGTGAGGTCTTCGATTGTGACGGTTTCGACTGCGAGTTCTTGGCCATCAGTGTCTCCTATGTTTGTCGAAGGTAGCACGGGTCGCGGGGTCGGCACAAGATGGTAGCTGATCAGAACCGGAATGTAATCGGAAATCTTGCGGTCGAAGCGCAGGACGCGGAATGACCCCCGCGCGGCCAGCATCGCCACGAACGCAACGAGTTGCAAGTGATCGCCGGCAATCAGCAAGTAGTCCACACTGGGATTGAACCCCGCAGCCGCAGCGTACAATGCTTGGCGGTCGTCAGCGGGTAGACACCAGTCTCCGATATTTGGGGATTCTTCGTAGGTGTTATCCAGTTCATCCCCGTACACGTAGCCCTTGGTGACGTAGCGCAATTCGCCGAAGCGCAGGGCCTGGGAAATGTCGTCGCGGACAGGATGGACGACAAAGACGGTCATTCAGTTCTCCTATGTCCTCGTCGCGTTTGCGATTGAGTGGGGCGCCCCTCCCCCACTGGCGCGACTAGCGGGGGAGGGGTCTTGACCGGCCGCGCTGGGGGTTGGGGCATCACGCGGCCGGTGTGGGAATATCAGGCGGCGTCACCCTCGCTCCGCTCAACCTCGGACTTGCGCGATTTGCGGGCCTTCTTGCCCTTTGGCGTGGAACGCACTGACCGCGCGGCAATCTCCACTTTCGGCAGTTCGACCTTTTGCGTCAGCTTCTCGACCGTGACGCCGCCGATCTTGACCGGGGTGCCGTTGCGGACCAGGGCGCGCAGCATCACGCCAAGCGTCATCCGGCGCAGACCGTCCTGCATCTTGGCGTGCTTCTTCATCCGCTCCTGCAGCTTGTTGGCGTTGATGATCGCGTCGAGTTCGCCGCCCTTGCTCTTGTGGAGCAGCATCGCCCGAGCAACGGCGTCGCCGTTGCCGCGCGAGGTACGCAGCTTGCCAGACTTGTCACGGATGCGGGTGGACTCGTAGACGCGGTCGCCAATCACGGAGGCGGTCTCGGACTTCTTCGGCTTCTTACTCACGTCGGTATCTCCTGTCGAAAGTGGCGGCCCGGCATTGGCGCCGGGCCAGTCAGGGAGGAACTCAAACCCACTGGATCTCGAACTTGTCCCCACCATTTTGAGCACGGCGCAGCTTGGCGCGCAAGATGTTTGACACGTTCATTCGGGCCATTCCGGCATTCCAGGCGCCCGACTTGGTGGTTAGAGTGCCATACAGCGGCTTCCAGGCGCCGTTGGCCTCGGCGAAGCGGCGCAGCGCGGTCTTGCTGACCTTGCCGTCGTCGCCGGTCACATGCTCTGACACCCGTAGCGACAGGTCGTCACCGCACTTACCGCCGTGCGGCTTGTACAGTTCCTTGTATTTGTGCTTGACGCCGGAACGGCGCAGGTCGGCGTCGCTGTCCTCGTCGCTCTCGGTGGCCAGCGCCTCGGACTCCTCGCCGGTCTCCTCGTCGTCCTCAAGTTCCAACTCCTTGGCGCGCTTAACCACCTTGCGGACAAAACTCTTTGGAGGGTTCTTAGGATCAATAATAGTGTTCTTCTGCGCGACCGACTTCTTGTCCGGGTGCCCGGTCATCTTGGTGAGGGCCTCTTCGAGCACCTTGTTGCCCTGCAGGCCCGAGGCCAGCCGCTTGCCGGACTTGTCGGTGGCGACGACGTCGCCGTCTTCCAGGGTGAGGGTAACGTTGAACTTCTTGGCCTTGGCGAGAGTCGCGTGGTGGATGCGTGCCATTTGGTAGTGCTCCTATGTGAGGTGGGTTTAAATGTGGGCGATTAACATACCGGCCGGGCCGGGGCGCAAGTCACGTTCGTAGATAAATTGGCGACGCTTGCCGATCAGGAAAGAAAAGCCTCGCCCCAGTGGTGCATCGTCGACAGTGTGCGAGAAGACGGCCTTGCGGACGCGCTCTTCGCTGACGATTTCAAGGCGATAGGTCGCACCTTCGCTCAAGAGTGGTAATGTTGTGGGGACGTTCACAGCGTCACCACTTCAACACTGATAATGCGGACGGTCTTGCCCGTTTCGCGTTCGATAAAGTCGCGGCCGATGTTGCGACGATCCAGTACCGCGTGGTTCTCCGCCGTCTGCAAGTTACGTGTCTCAAATTCACGCGTGCGTCCGTCAGCGTAGGTAGTGACGATCCTGTGGGTCTTGGGCATTGCGAGCGCGGCGGCGATCAGGGGGTGGGTCATTACGTGTTCCTATGTCGAATTGACAGATATACCCTAGCACATTCCGAAACGTCGCACAAGTATTTCCGTACAAATCACGAACCTGTGATTTTATACGCGGCGCCGAAGGCCCTTGCCATGTAGACCGGCACGCCGTCGCCGATAGCTTCATACAAGGCACGCTGCCAGTGTACCTTTCGGTCCCTGTTTGGGCCGGGGTCGAACCAGTCGGGTATCTTGTACCACGCCCTCGGAATCTTGAATCCCTGATGATACGCGCATTCCTCGACCGTCAACTTACGGCCATAGAACCGAGACGCCCGCAGCCGGTCCGACGCACAACCCTTGTACTCGGTAGCTGAAATGCACGGGCAAATGTCCGGTACCCAGCGCCGGTAGTCGCGGAATATCTTGGGGAACCGATAGTTGCCCCCCACAACACGGTTGCGATTCTGTATCGGGGTCTTGAGGAACTGGGCAGCATTGTAGGTGAAACCCCACTCGTTGCCCTTGCTGCCCTGTATGGTGACGTTCTCAACCCACACCACCGGACACTTGCCGTCCAGGTTATCGAGGCACCACGGCAGGTAGTCCCTCTGGTATTCAAGGTTTCGATAACCCCCCTTGCGGGTCAGGTCCTTGATCGCGGTCGAACGCTGGGCGCAAGGCGGTGACGCCCACACCGCGTCGAAACCACGCAGGTCAAACTTGGTGGCGTCCCCCAGCACGGAATTACCGCTACCTGTCAGTTTCGACAAATGGTGCTTGACCGGGTGAAGCTCGACGCCGACGCATTCATGCCCGGCCTGTTCAAGGCCAAGACGCGCCAGTCCGGCGCCGTCAAACAGCACTGCTATGCGCATTTGTCGATCCTGATCTTAGCCCGCAACAATCTGGCCGCGCGGCCCTTGGCCTCGGCCACGTCGCCGGTGCTGTACAGCATGATGTTGAACAACTTGAACCAGCGCCAATCAATCGTCATCGCGAGGATTCCTGCAGGGTCGTAAGCCGAGCCGGCGCTGGATCTTGACCACCGTGCGTTCAGTGATCCCGAGTTCGTCGGCAACGGCTGCGGCGCAAATGCCGGCGCGTTCACGTATCTTGGACGCGTAGGCGCGGAACGCCGTATCGTGCCTCCTGGGCGGTAGGTCGAGCAGCGTGGTCATGACAGCAACCACACCAGCCACGCCGTCCCGGCCGCCGTGATGACGCACGAGCAGGTCCAGTCGATCATGACGCCGCGCCAGATCTCGCGCTCGGTTATCTGGTCCATTTCAGTCCATCCTATGTTGCCTAGATCTCGCGCCTTGGCTCTGGTTATTAGTCGAGCCATTTTACCTGTAGACCTTTCTTCACTAAATTTTTTAATTTGTTTTTGATCGTCATCACGAGCAGCCCGCCGGTCAGTTTGCCATATTCAGGCTTCCAGACGCCGTTTAGTTCGGCGATCTGGCGGGCGTTGTACGCCTTAACGTCATGCAAACCATCATCACATTTCGCGACTTGGCCTTCGTCGCGAGGGAGCACCGATGTTATGGCTCGCGGGGCTAGTGTCTTTGCCCCTCCATGGAGGATGTCCTCCACGAACTTGTTGCGCCGGGCGTCCCAGCGGAATTTGGAATGGTCGATCGCCTTGGACGCGAATCGGTTCTTCATCTTCGCGATCTGGTTCAGCGACTTTAGCCGCTTGTTCTCAGCCAGTTTGGCGACGAACGCGGCGGTCTGCTCGTCCTGAACAGGGGGCTGCATGTTGAACAGCGGCATCGCGCGGGGCGGGTTGGCGCGCCACAACGCGGCGCGCTCCTCGCGGGTCAGGATCAAGTCGGCCGGTAGGCCGTCCTGGACCATCCATTGTTGGGAACGTGTTAACATTAGCAAGTCCTATGTGAGCCCGCAGTAAAGCACGTTCCGTAGCGCGTGTCAAGTGATCTTGCGGGTATCGTCCTTGTCGATCTGCTGGTCGAGCCCGACGCGATCGCCGGCCTGTCGGCCCTTGTCGTAACCGGTCCAGTCGCGCTTGGCGCCCAGCCGCCACTGCTGCTCCTGCCAACGCCGGCGTTCGCGCTCTTCCTTGGCCAGCCGCTTGTTGCGTTGAATTTCAGTCTCGGCCTTGACCGGCCTGGGCTGGGCCTTGGCGTAATAGGACTCTTCGCTCAGGCCACTAACCATCCATTCGAACAGTTCCCCATCGGGGTCGATGTCGGGCCGGGTCCGGCGCAGGTCGGCCTTGCGTTGGTCTTCCTTGGCCTGCCTCTGCGCCTTGTACCATTCGTATTCGCGTTCCGCGTCGAGCCGCTTTTGTCTGGTGGTGCCGGGCGGTAGACCCTTTCGGAAATCTTCGTTCAGGTCCATCTCGTCCTGCACGTAGTCGCCCAGCACTACGACCAACGCGTTAGAACTGGCGGAGGCCGGGTGCTGATTGCGGACTTCCTGTTCGCGCCGGACTTGTTCCTGCCGTTCCACATCTTCGTCACGACGTTTCCTGAGCCGGTCGACGATGCGGTCGGAACAACCCTCCTTGAAGGAATGCGCGTAACGGGTGAAATACTGGGTCGGGTCTTGAATATCGGCACGAGCGAGGCGCTCGATGGTCTGCAGCAGATAATCGAACATGACACGGGTCGTAGCCACATTCGCCGCGCGGCCAATCAACTGATAGCCGTCAAATATACGGTGGAACCCCCTACCGACTTCGTATTTTTCCTTGCAGAAGCAGAAGTTCAAATCGGCGATCGATGTCATCAGCGACCGTTGCCACTTGTAGACCTGACGATGCGAAATGCCGTCTTGGACGCGCTTGCCGTCGTCGCCCGACTGGCCCCCGGCCGCCTCTACGTTGGCCATCGACAGGTTGTGTTCCATCATCAGCGCCTGGGCCTTCTCGGCCGCCAGCGCGGCCTCGGCTTCGGTAGCCCCGCCGTCCCTGGACAGGGTCAGCAACTTATTGATTAGGGAGGATACTTTAGCGATGTCAGCCATGGGTTCGTGCTCCTATGTGAAGCTATATCTTTAGCACGCCCATTCCGATTTGTCAAGTACCATCAGGTCGGTAAGCTTGCGCGGGTCGTAGGCCCCGCGCGTGCCCAGCATCTTGACCGACCTGGGGCCGAGCAGCAACATCTGGCCGGGCTTTAAGTCCCAGTCTTTCATGACGGAAAGTACGGCCTTGTCGGCCAACGTGCCTTTGGTGTTGCGGATGCGCTCAGTCTTCATAGTCCCCTTCCTGTTCAAACCTCTGCTGGGCGTCAGGAGGCTATCGGCATGTCATTGTCCTATGATTTCCTGCAATACTTGTTGCGCCACCATCTGCATGTGGTCACAGACCTGATCGCGGTCGCGTTGCTTGCAGCCGCAACCGCCCTCACCGTACATCACCGAGCAGATCCGCCACGCCACGCGGCGCGTCAATTCTTCCTTCGGGTCCGGGGGCGCCGATTGTTGCTGGCGCTGCTTGCGGCGATCGGACCAGACACTCACTGGAGACCGTTGGCCTTGGTCAACTGGCCACGCTCGATCTGATAGCGACGCCGGTAGGTTTCGCGATCACTGTTACTAGGAGGGACGTTGATTTTACCCAAGAACGGCCGATGCTTGATCAGCCGTGTACGCCCATCCTTGTTCCTGCGCGGTTCGTCGTAGTGCCGTAATTCCTTCATTGCCGTTTCCTCAATACGCGTGGACCGCCCTTCTTGCGAACGACGGCCCCGCTGTCAATCCCACTCTTGCTGGTATTTTCCAAATCGTGGGTTACCGGGTCATGTTCAACCTCCGGGCCAGAGCTTTTCACCCTTGGTGATAGCCCAATGCCGGACTCTACCACGCGCCGGCCCTTGTCGTCAAGGATGAACGGCCGACCCTCGACCACTTCCCGTATTTCGTCGCTGACGTTACGCAGCGTGTCGGCCCACGACTTCGCCTCGTCGCGGTTGAGGCGATGCCTGGCCGAACACAGCGCCAGGCCGCCGGTGGTCGAGGCCACCAGCTTGTGCCACAGCAGGATACGCTGGTAGAGTTCAGTCACTTGCTCAGTACGATGGTCGGCCCCGTCCGCTTCTCGGCGATGTAGACGTCGACCGCCTTCTCGAACGGTATCTTCTGGTCCGCCATGATCTTACGGATCGCCGCCTGCTGGGCGTTGGCGAGTTCCATAGTGGTCTTACCAGTGTGTTCAAGTGTCATGTTTCAGTCTCCCTTTCTGCGAGTGGGTCAACCAGCGACGGCATTCTTGCTGCTGACCCGGGCGTGGACGCTACAGTACGATTTCCTTAGTAGCGCCGGCCGTCCGCAGTACATCCCACCGTCGAGCGGCCAGCGACAGTCGCCGTCTTCCAGGTCCGCGAACGCCACCGGGTCGCACCTAAGCTTCAAATCGACGTTCAGGCTGAAATCAGTGCGGGGCGGCACCGACTTGGACAGACGCGACGGGCCGAAATTTAACGAGGCCTTCTCGTCGGGAGGCAACGCTTCTACCGCCACGGGCCTGGGCTTCTTCGGCGTGAACAGGAAGTCCGCAACCGCCACAGGCCTGGGCGGCTTTGGCTTGCGGGCCGGCCGATACTTACACGTGGCGGGGTCGTATTTGCCGTTCACGTGCCGGTGCCGCGCGCCGATCACGGCGTTGCGAGTAATCCCCGTGGTGTTGAACTCTTCGTTCAAGGTCACGGCGATCTGGGCGTCGGACGTGCCGGCCTTGTATAATTCCTTCAACCGGTCGATGGCGCCTTCGCGCTTCCAGTTAAAGTCGAGCTTGCTAAAAGTCTGGCGCATTAGTTTCCCTCGCTGGCGTCCCGCTCTCCGTCTGTTCAGGCCAGTTTATCACCTGACCCACATACTTGTCAAACCCCTTGCGGCACTGGTCGAGCGGCGGGAAGTCGATCCACGACAGTTGACGATTACTTAACAACGTCCACGACTGCGGGATGCCAAGTTCTCCAACCAGTTCGTTGGAATAGTCGCGCTGGTAGCGCTGGATTGAGCGCCCAATCATCTTTTCAAGGGTCTGGTTAAACGCGGCGGGGTTAGGGATGTTGCGCACGCCGCGATTACGCAAGGACACTTCCATTGCGGCGTACAGCGCGGGTGAACCGACGACGCGCGGCCAGTCCTTCTTGCTGTCCTGCGCCCAGTTAAGTCTATCCGGCAGCAACAGCCCCGATAGCAGCGTTTCCATCCACCAGGCGTCGATCGGGGGCAGGTTCTGCGCCTTAAGATCCGACAGTGACTTGTTCTTGACGTTTGATCGTGCCAGCTTGGCGTCGTAGTCGAACTCCAGCAGGTACCTGAACAGTGCGGCCGGACCACCTGCGTCCTTCTCGGCCACTACCTTGTCGATCAGGTCGTCCGGGGCCTTGCGCTGGTCCATGTCGATCACGGTGTAACGACGGTCGCCGGGCATCACGGGAGCGGCAAGATGGTTTGGGTTGCACAGCATGATCAGACGCAGAAAGTTGCGCACTCTGGTGGCGTCAATGCCCTTGGGCTCGGCCATCCGGAACTCATCAGTGATCAAAGACCGGATGATTGAGGCGTGCTTTCGATCGCCGCCGTATAGTGCTTCTTCGGAATGCAGCAACAACGTCCCGGCCAGATGCCGATTGAACGACCCAGTCAAGTGTTTGTCCTGCGTCACAACCGTATAGGCAGGTCCGAGGATCACACCAAAATAAGCCACCATCAGCGATTTGCCGGCCCCCTCCGGTCCGATAATAACGGGTGCGGTCATAGATTTCTTCATCGGCTCGCGTACGATGTTCGCCATCCAGTTGATCAGCCAAAACGCCATCTCCTCGTCGCCGCCGCAAATGACGTCGAACACCAGGTCCAGATACGCCTCGCAGCGTGTGTCGTAGTCGTCCCCTTCGTCGGGCCTGATGGCCCACCCACCCCACAGGTTGAGAATCTTGCCGTCGTCCTCTTCGCCGGGCCTGAAGTCGACGTTGTCGTAAGACCGGCGCCTAGGCGATTTCAGCCATAACGCCGCCTTGGGAATGGTCTTTTCCTTGCCGTCAATCTCCACCGTGGTGTAGTCGGTCCCCATCTTGTTGAGGAAATCATCCTTCATCATGAAGACGGGGGATTCGCCGGGACCGGCATCGACCGAGGCAATGCGAAACTTGCCTCCAACCAGGACGCAGGCAAAACGATCATTGTACTCTTGCAACAAGTTAATCGTAGGAGAGCCGGCCCATTCAAGCAGTCGGTCCACAATGACGTCGTTGTGTAGTTGTTTACGAAGAACACCAGCGCCGCTAATTTTCTTTCCCGCCTCACCGCGTCGGTAAGTAGCACGAACCGTCGGTAATCTTGATTTGTCGTCATCGTCGGTATAATCCATCACGGCGTTGATGAGATCTTCCGCCTCGTCGGCCGTCCAGTCGAGATAGAACAGCATGCCGGCCAGGTGCTTGGCCGGCTCGTTGTGATAGCCGTCCGCCCAGATGTGGCGTACGATGAGAGTAGCGATGGCGACCTTGCGCACGGCGCGGGACAATATGGCCGTGGTGACGCTGGTCACTTCGGGGAAGGCAAGGTCCGACCATTCAATGGCTTCGCCGGACGTTTCGTGTACGGAACCCGGCATGACGGTCTGATGACCCCCATCGCCTCGCGCCTCGACGATAGTGGAATCGGCCGTTCGTACTGGATCAATAAACGCTTGCTTGTCGAAATCCGGAGTATCAACCTTGTAAAGATAATGCGATCGAGGTTTAGACTTCCGTCCAAACACCGCCGTAGTTGGAGGTAAGAAACGTGCTGCAAAGTAAATGGCTTCATTACAATCACAGTCAATATCGACAGGACCGTCAGAGCGGGGCCCAGTAACGATGCCCACGCCATAATTGTTGTCCCTCCACAGTTCGTCGCCGGGTGGTTTGTAACCCGAGGACACGTAGGTTTTGAATATGGCAGCCTTGGATTGCGGGTGTAGAGGCACTGGCTTGAAGGAATTTTTACGCAACCAGGCCACCGTCTGGATCACGGCGTCTGATGATGGGAACTTGACGACCTGCCTAGCCAATTTTCTTTTTCCTTATTTCAAGTCCGTTTCTGTCGAGCCGGCCCAGGAAGCCCGCCAACATGTTGGGACTGCTTTCAAACCAGGCGGACAGTATAAATTCAAACTCGCCGGGGTCGTGGATCAGTTCAAACATCAAGTTCTTGGACTTCTCGTCGGTAAGGACGAGGGCTTCGCGGGGGTAGGTGGGCATTTACTGCTTTTCCTCCAGAAATCCGCGCAGTTCGCTCTTTAATGTTTCAAGACGGTCCTTGCGCCGTCGACGCGGCGGAGGCAGGTCGGGGTCCTCGATGGTGAAGAACCGTTCACGGATCAGGGTCTCGATGTTGGTGATGTCGGCGCGGCTGCGCCAGTTGCGGCCGAGATATACCTTGGTATTCCAGCGCAGATTACTGAGGCCGTCGGGACGATCAAACACAAAACGCACGCGCTCGTTGTTGTCGGGGCGCCGAAACTCGGAATGCAGGTGATCCGAGATCTCCCACTTCCAGTCTACAAGTGCTGAATCCTGGGCGTCCTGCAGCGAGGCGGCGAACAGCAAGGAATAGTTTGGCATGACCTTATACCGGTGGTGGACCTGCGCCCCAGACCCACCAGATCAGGCCGCGCAAAAAGGCAGCGTAGGGCCCAAGTGGGACTTGATAAAACGCCGGGTCAAACAACAACAGGACCACGGCGAACGACACCAAGCAAACGACGTTACAATAGGCGTAAATCTTTATGACGTTCCAATTCATGGTTTCAGTCCTTCAGCGTCGCCTTTTCATACAGGTAGTCCTGCATCGATTTGATCGCGCCGCGCGCAGTATCGTCGGGCAAGATGGCCTGAGCGAACGGGCGATCGTACTCATCGTACATCACGAGGTGGACGCCGCAGTTGGGGGAGCCGCAGGTGGAAAGTTCGATGCGATGGGCGTACTGCACGGCTCAGGCCCTCCTGCTGGTCTTGGTGAGAGCGGCAGCGTATATTGCTTGCTCTTCCGGCGTCAGGGGTTCTAATTCAATCCCATTACGGTATTCACGCTTCCACTTGATACGGTATAGGCGTTTGCATTCCACGCACTGCCCGTTGCCTGTATGTTTCAGAGTACCGTGGCCCTGATCGCATGGCAAGCCGTGGTAGGTGGGCCTCTTTAGGCGTCGCGCCTCGGCACGACTAGTGGCCACTTCTTCCGCGTGCTGGCTAGGGCGGGCGGCGCGACAATAATAACCGTAGTACGATTCCCACGCGGCCAAGATCGAGACTAAATTGGTACACCCCGTCTTAACTAGGAATTTTTTCATTTGTGTGGCGTTGGGGAATTTGTTAGGAGCGTCCCCACGCCTGCGAACGTGGGACAGGATGGCGTTTAGTCCAACATCGTCAGTAGTGGACTGCGTGTCGTGCGCCCATTGTTGTACGACAGTGTGTGGACCAGAACTAGTCATGTCCTACCCTCCCAGTAGGTTGCGCCGAGCACCAGACTGTGCTAAGCTATGTACTGTTCGGGGAGGCGGACCGCAAAAATCAGTCTCCTCGATCACTCCCAAAGTAGAGCACCTGTCGGGCGTGGCGTCAAGCCCCCGACAGGCCCGCTGGGAACTTTGGTAGTTCCTAAGGTAAGGGTAGAGATAATATCTCCACCCGAAGGCAGGCCCAGACCATAACGGGGCCAAACAACGCCGAGAACGGCGTTCAAACAATCTCTCCCCTCTCTTACCCGTGGTCTCTTCACGCGCGCCCACGTACGCGAAGACAGAGAAAGAGTAAGAGAGGTGGCCTTTTCTTTTAGAAGAAGAAAGAAAGAAAATCAAGGGTAAGAGAAGGGGGAGATCCTTTTTAGTCCGTTCTTTGCCGTTTGTTGTTTATTTATGGTAGGTGGAATTTTAAGAGTAAGAGACTAGTAGAGATGGTTTAGTTCCAAGCGACGCGGTCTTTGAGGTTCAGGTTCCAGTTCGCGGGGCAGGGGGCTTGCGAAGCGCCGTCCGGCGTGCTCTATTCAGCGTAGCCTGAACCAGCACTAAGGGTACTTGCGCGTGTGAAAAAGCCCAAACCCAAGAAAGCGAAGCCCCCGCCCAATGCCGAGGCAACCGCAAAACTTGCAGCTTCCAAAGCAGCCACGCAGCCGATATTGTGGCAAAGTGGCATGCGGAAGCGATCTCGTGAGTTGGAAGAATTTTTCCTCGCCGGGTTGCGTAGAGCATGGTCGGTTTCAAAGTCGGCTCAGGCTATTGGCATTACTCCTACGACAGCTTACGAATGGAAGAACAAGTCCCTTGCGTCACGCCGTGAGGATGGCACTTACGCCGACGATTTCTGCGTCCGCTGGGTCGGGGCGTACGAGACCGGCGTCGATCGGATCGAGGACGAAGTCATTCGCCGAGCGGTCGAGGGGGTTGAGAAGCCAGTGTATCAAGGCGGCATTCTCGTCGGCTCGGTCACTGAGTATTCCGACACGTTGGCAGGTCTCGTCATGAGAGGCAAGCGACCAGGTGTTTATAATACCGAACGCCACGAGCATACCGGCAAGGACGGCGGGGCGATCCAGCACAATTTGCAAATCGAGTTCATCGACGCGAAGGGCAAGAAATGATTAAGATCACTAAAGGCCCACAAGCAGATTACGAAGCCCGGTTTGGTGAAGTTGGAGACGTCGTCGATTTTCGTATCGTGTCGGACTATCACATCCAGACTGACACGATTTTGACGCGCTTGGACGTCAAAGTGGACGAGGAACATTGGCATAATGCCGTGTTCACATCCGTACGATTACGCCAGTTGAAAATTCCACAGGTCGGTGTCGATGGGGCGTGGGGCGCTGGCGCCAATCGGCAAGACCTGATCGAGGCGCTGCGCGGGTTGGTGGACGCGCTGGAGCAAGGCAAATGATTGAACGTCGCAGCATTCTCGTCGGTTTGGGCGCGCTGTTCGCGGCGCCCGCGATCGTGAAGGCTGCGTCGCTGATGAAAGTGACGCCGACCGAAATCATCAGGGCGCCGAACTACAACTATTTGACGGTCGACCAGATCACACGCGAAGCTGTGCGACGGTTCGCAGATTGCAACAAATTCATGCAGGAAATCGACAAACAGTACGCGGAAGACTTAGCGTTTGCACACGGCGACCAGTGGTGGGCCAGCGGCACTGAAATTGGTCAAGTGCTTCGCATTCGGCTACCGAACGATTACACCGTGAGCGACGGGCCGGGCTTGTCGATACAGGAACCGAGCGAGCGCTACATATTTGCAATGATGAACCAATCAACCGGTTTGGTTTCGATGTCGGATCAGTTGGCTGCGGCGGCCGTTGTTGCTGTCGCCGCTCCCGTCGTGGTGCAGAAGGTGCTTGAACAGCCAGTGACGCGGAGGTTCTGGGCCAGATGAGAACCGACAACGCGCTCAGCACGCACCTGGAAGAGAAGAAGCGATCCGAACGCGTTACGATGACGATCGTAAAACCCGCAGGGGTTTGCACTTGCCCTATGTGTTTGCAGCACAAGGAAGCAACAGGACACGACCTGATCCAAAATATCAGCATGCGTGAAATTACGGAGTACAAACCTGGGGCAGCCGTCAGCATAGACGACGTCGTATCAGGGCCGGTGTATGAAGCGCAGCCTTTGACCCGTGTCAATGCGTCGTACCAGAGTGGCAATGCGCTAGTCGTTGATCCGCTCCATGAAGATCTTCCAGTTGGGATAGTCATCGAAATTGACAACGTGAAAATGTGGAATCGCACAGCCGATTGCTCAATGACGCGTCTGCGTCAATTTGTTACGACCAGCAAGGCGGGGATTGGGCACACGATCCTGTTCCTTTATCCGTCGATTTGGGCGATTAAGGATGACCCGTTGCGTACGGTCGTTGATCTACCGATGAACAAAGCTATCGTAAGACGCGTTACTGCCGCAGCAATCCCGCTGCATGATGGAGGGGTAAAATGAAGCTGTTTCGTTCTGCGGCAGTGGGGCTTGGCGCTCTGGCTGTTATTTCTGTAGCGGCGTACGCCGCTGGTTATTTTCCGGGCTTCCCGGTCGTGGGCGGCCTCGCGTATTGCCAGTCCTCGGCCGGCGTCGGTGCGGGCACCGGCTCGTCAACCTTCGCCTCGACTACGCCCGGCGCGCAGTTTGGACAGGGCGCCGTGGGTCAGGCTGGCACGTTCGCCAACCCGTGTAATCTCGGCGTGAACGTCGGGCCAGCGGCTGTAACCGGTTCGGAACTGATCGCGGCAGACACCAACTTGCCGGGTGGGGTGCAGCCCCAGACCGTGCTGGTTCCGACGTCCATCCTTGGCCAGTCGGTCAACCGCCTGATCGGCGGTGAGTTTACTACCAACCTGGCGCAGCGCCTCTCAACCACCAAGGGCATCGCGTCGCTTGCCACGCTGTCCCCGACCGCAGCCGTCATCACGGCTGACCGTTGGTGGGTGATCGCCCCGGCAGCCGGCGTCACCGTCACGATGGACTCGACGGCGGCAACTGCCGTGGTCCCCGGGCTCAACAACACCAAGGCGCTCCGTCTCGCTCGCACCACGTCCGGTGCGGCGGGCATCATGTGCCTGGGCCAGACGCTCGACGCGGCGGCATCGCAACCGCTGATCGGCAACAACGCCGTGTTCTCGTTCTGGGAGTCCAACGGCGCTGGTCAATCGGCCACCAACGGTAACTTCACGGTCAACGTCGATTACACTTCGGCCGCCGACGCTGCAGCCACCCAGGCCACGCTTGGTTTCGCGGGCGCCAACGGTTCGCTGTTCGCGCTGGGTGACGTCGGTCTGCTGTCGGCCGGCCCTACCAACATGACCCGCGCCATTGCCGGCGCGTCGGTCGGCACCACCGCTTCGGTGACGGCGGGTGTGGCGACCATCGCGGGCTCGACCACGTGGGCGCGCTACAGCGTTTACGCGCCGATCCCGTTGACCATTCCCGGCACCACCACGCTGGTTACCTCGGTCAGTGTTTCGGTGTGCTTTACCCCAACCGTGACGACCGCGATTACGACCGACTGGATCGAACTTGAAGGTCTGCAGCTTGAAGCCAAGCCGTCGACCGCCACGGTTTCGATGCCTTCAGGCGTGATCTCGCCGACCACGTTGGAACGCCGACCGGCACAGATCGAACAGGCCCTCAGCCAGTACTACTGGTACTACAACTTTGAGAGCCAGACGCTGATCTCGACGGTAGCTTCCTGCGCCAACACGTCAACCACCATCATGAACTGCTTCCTGCAGTTTCCGGTGCAACAGCGTCTGGCCCCGGTAGTCAAGTACACGACCGGTTTCCAGGGCTTCACGACGACCGGCTACACGGCGGTCGGCGCTTGTACGACCTTGGCGGCGTCAGCGTCCTACGTGACGGTGCCGTCCAGCTTCGGCGTCCTGATCAACTGCACGGCCGGCACGCTTCCCGCAGCCGGTACGGCGAATCAGCTTACGACGCTCGGCACGGCTTCCGCGACCGGCATCATCGTGGCGAGTTCGGAGCCGTAGGATAACGGCGCTTTACGACCCACCAAATTGGGCCGATTACGCCTAGTCCCCTCCGCACCACAGCGGAGGGGGCGCCGTATTACAAGGAGACGTTCGATGGCCAACCAGCGCGTCGATTTCACCGAACTCAACAATCCGATGTTGAAGTGGCTGCTGGACGATGGCACCGAGATTTGGTTGAAGGTCAACCTGATGGGTGTCATGCGCACCGACGAGCGCTTGCCGGACGGCCAGTTCAAGCACGAACTGAGGTTCAATCAGGCAGTGGAGCAGGTCGCACCGGCCGGCGAGATTGACGTTCGCAAACTGGCGGGAGCGCGCGATGGATCTTGACCTGCTCAAGGCCGCCAATTTGGAGCGGTGGGGTCGTTGCGAAATTCTACCCGCGCGCAAATCCGAAGTCCTCAGGACGGTACAGCGTTTGTGTCTACCCAGTTCCAAGGCGCGTTATCAGGGCGTTACTGATCGTCTGGCCGAGTTCGCGGCACACAGTGATAAGATCGTCGCGGTGCCGTGGTGGTTTATTGCGATCACCAGTGAGCGCGAGTACGGCGGCCCGCCGCACTGGGACAAGCAGCTTGGGCAGGGCGACGACCTCGACAAGGTGTCGCGTCACATTCCGCGCGGCATGGGACCTTACCTCGATCACCCCGGCGATACTACGCCGGGCCATGATGCCTGGACGCGTTGTTGCGTCGACGTGCTGATCAACTCTGCGCCCTACGCCGCGAAATGGAAGGACTGGTCGATTGGGGGCGTGCTGACGTTGTTCATCCTTTACAACGGCGTCGGCTACGAACAGTATCACCACGAACCGTCGCCCTACGACTGGGGTGCGACCAACATTGAACAATCGGGCAAGTACACGGGCGACGGCCAGTTTAGCGCCAACGTGTGGGACACGCAGATCGGCTGTGCGGCCATGCTCAAGGCTATGATTGAACTCGACCCGTCGATCGGGCAGAACTTGGGGGTCACATGACGGACCTGATTCTTAGGGCTTGGAAGCTTGTTCTGATTTCGGTCATGCTGACCTTGGCGCAACACGCCCATGCGCAAGCACCCGTCAAGGTTCAGACCCCGAGCGTTGTCACCCGGTCCGGCAACACGCAAACCAGCTATCAGGACGTGGGCGTCGCCAATCCGATGCCAACTTCGGCGGCCGGCCCTTCAGGATTCTTGCAAGGCGTCTCGCCGGCCGGTAACAATTCCCGCGTCACGGGTGGCGACCCTCTGCAATTGTTATGGGACGACTTCCGAGGCGGTGGAGGCCCGGTCGGTACCGGCGTGCTGGACACGGTGTTTAATTGGAAGACGCCGGTTACGGGTGGCACGGGTACGCCGCTGGCCGCCAACAATCAGTTCGGCGCGACCACGCTGGGTTCAGGCACCGGCACCGGGTTTTCGGTGTTGCAAAGCCAGGAGTCGTTCGCCGGCAAGAACCCCGGCTGGTTATACTTCCGGGGACAAATAAACATCGAATTTCCGGTGTTGTTGAACGCGGTGCGGTTCTGGGGTTTCGCCACGTTTCCGACGACGCCTACTACGGCCGCGCCTTACACTGACGCCGAGGGCTTCGAGGTTGGGCTGGACGGGCACTTGCGTGCAGTGACGGCGGCCAGCGCGGACAGCGTAGCAGCCGGAACGCGCCTAGTCATAAACGACCTGTCGTTGCCTTGCCCGGCCACCGTCACGTTGACGGGATCAGTGGCGAGCGGCACGAACACGTTGTCGACGGCCGGGTCGTCTTTCGCCAACAACGTGTTCCCATTTCAACTCGTCACGGGCCCTTCCGTTCCGTACGCCACCACTGTTACTGCGGTGAGCCCGACCGGCGTCACGCTCAGTAACAACGCGACCGGCACCAATTCAGGTCTTTACACCTTCGCCGGGCAATGTGCGCCTAATCTGGTGGGCCAAGTAGCCCAGCCTCAGGACGCCAGTGTTCACGCGTACACCAAGTTTCCCAAGGGCGACCGCATCTTTTGGGCCATCGACGGCGAAGACAACATCGTAGCCCAGACTTACAACGGCGCCCCGGGACCGGGCAACAACGCCTTGCCCGTTGGCTATGCGGCAATAGGCAACACGCCGACTTCTTCCGCGACCGTCACCGTCAATCAGGCCGTGGTTGCGGACACTGCGCGCAATCCTTATTTCAACGGCCTGGTGCGTGACCGGACCATCACCTCGGCGACCGGCGCGTCGCAAGCGTTCTTTGCCGCTAATCTGCAGCGTCATTCGCTGAACATCGTGAACACCGGCAACGCCAACTGCGGCATTAACCCGACCGGGGGCACGGCGGCGATCGGGGGCGCTGGTACTTTAACGTTGTCTGCGCTAGGCGCGTACACCCCAAAGATTCCGCCACGTAACGCCGTCACCGTAATTTGTACTGCTGGACAACCGATCTATGGGGATGAAAATTGAAACGCTCTATTAAGGTCCTAAGCCCGGTATTGCTGGCGGCGTTAGCAGTCGTGGCACTGCTAATACTGAAAGCGCACGCAGCCGACGTTACTAACCCGACTGTAGCCCCAGCAGGAGCCACTTTTCAATCGTCCATTTCCGGCAACGGGCTGCAACCTGTTGGGACGGCTAGCACAACCTTTGTCATGATGGGGTTAGGAACTACTTGTAAAATCACCCCAACTAGCAATGGCAGGGTGCATTTCACCATCGGCGGCAACATGTTGAACGCCACCAATGGCATGACCACTAGAGTGGAATTGGCGTTTGGGACTGGTGCGGCGCCGGTTAATGGCGCCGCTGTGACCGGTACCGTACTAGCTGGGCCAAGAGGTTCTATTGGCGCAAGTTCCGAGTTGCATGGTTTTAGCACTGATGCCGTCGTCACTGGCCTGGTCCCAGGCACTACGTATTGGTTCGATACTCCCATGAACACTGATTCCACAGGTACGGCTTCTGTTACTAACGTCATGTGCAACGCCGTCGAGGGTTGATGAACGGCCTGAATACATCCAGCCTTACGCGGCCGAGGATTCAATTTCCGGCCAAGGCGATGTGTCTGTTTCAGCCGGCACCGTACAAGATTTTTCATGGGGGACGCGGGGGCTCGAAGTCCTGGGACTTTGTGCGTGCGCTACTGTCGATCGGCACAACCAAGGAATTGTTTATCCTGTGCTCCCGCGAGGTGCAGAACTCGATTGACGAGTCTGTGTACAAGTTGCTGTGTGACCAGATCATGGCGATGGGGCTTGAGGGTTTCTACACTCCGTATGACACCGAAATCCGGGGCAACAACGGCACCCGATTCGTGTTCGCCGGGCTCAAGAACCAATTCAGGAAGATAAAATCGTACGAGGGCGTCGACATTTGCGCGGTGTTCGAAGCTAACAACATCGCCGACCCGGTATGGGAAACGCTTGAACCTACCATTCGTCGCGACCCCCCGTACGGGCCATTCGGCGAGGGGTCGGAGATCTGGTTGGAGTTCAACCCTGAACTGGCGACCGACGCCACTTACAAGCGGTATGTGCTTGACCCGCCCCCCGGCTCGATCGTGGTGGAGTTGAACTACTGGGACAATCCGTGGTTTCCCGAGATCCTGCGTCGCCAGATGGAGCGTATGAAGGAGAAGGACTATGACAACTACCTCACGGTTTGGTGCGGCAAGCCGCGCAAGACGCTCGCGGGAGCAGTTTATGCCAAGGAACTCCAAGCTGCCCTTACCGACGACCCGCCTCGCATATCGCCACATATTCGTCACGACCCCAAGCGAGGCGTCATCGTCATTTTTGACCTTGGTCGGGCCGATACATGCGCCTTGTGGTTCGTTCAGCAAATCGGAATGGACCACGCCGTCATTGATTATTACGGTAACACCGGGTTTGACTTCACGCACTACATCGAAGAAATCCGTGAAAAGAAGTACCGTATCGCTAAGGTGATTCTGCCCCATGACGCTCGACACAAAGTCATATCAGCCAGGTTCTCTGTACTGCAACAGGCACGAGACGAATGGGGAGACGAGCGAGTCCCAAGGCCCTTACCCCCAACACCTGCATCAACCCGTATCAATGCTTTGCGGTCCTTATTTCCCAGGCTCTACTTCGCTGAGGGACCAACCCAGGCCGGAGTTCAGGGTCTCACGCATTACCAGTTTGGGGTGAGCGACAAGGGCCAGCGCACGGCCGAACCGTTACATAACTGGGCGTCACACCCGGCGAACTCGCTGGAACACTACTCACTCAGCTTACAGCCCGGCATTTACGAGCGCGATGACGAACCCACCGATGAGGACTTTGACAATCCGCATGGGACGACCAGTCATGAACAACCGACAGGATGGATGCGATGAGCAGACCCAGCAAAAACGGCGGACCGTTTGCAGCTTACCATGCTGCGGTAACCAACCCGATGATCATGAAACTTAATCTTAGGATGGCAGAAGAAGCCCGTGTGCTACACAAACTGAAACATCTGAGGGTCCAAACCGTTACCACAACTCCTGAGTGGTCGGATTGCTGCAACATATCGTTCGAACCGGGTCATTACGACCGTAAAGTGTTCTTGGGATTGCTGGCTTCCAAACTGGTACATGACGGCAAGGAGCCTTTGGAATTGGCCAAATCAAACGAACAATTGTGGGTTAGGACAGGTTGATGGCCCTTCGTCGCGCTTCCAGCGCCAGTCGCCAGGACGACCCGCGCGATCGCGTCAAGCCCACTTACACTCGGATTGAGCGTTCCGACATGCTGCGCCAGATGGGCGGCGGCATGGGGGACAACAGCGACGGCGAAGTAACCGAAGAGGACGTCGAGATCCTGCTGGAGGCCTACGAGCGCTTCGCCTATTGCACGGAATGGGAGAACATGTTCCGTGACCAGTACATCCACGACGTCAAGTTTGCCAACGCGGACCCAGACAACGGCTGGCAGTGGCCGGACGATCTGCGCCGTGACCGCATGCTTAACCGGCGCCCCGCGCTGACCATCAACAAGGTCAAGAACCACGTCAACCTGGTGGTCAACGACGGCAAGCAGAACAAGGCGCAGATCAAGATTTCGCCCACCGGCAAGGAAAGCTCGTTCCTGGCAGCGAAGGGCATCGAAGGCATCATTCGCAACATCGAGTACCAATCGAATGCCACTACGGTGTACGACGACTGTCTGGAATCGGCCACCGAGGGCGGCATCGGCTACGGCCGCGTGGTCTCGATCTTCCCCGATCCCCGCGCTTTCAGCCAGGAATTGCGCATCAATCCGGTACAAGACCATCTGGGCGTGTATTTAGACCCCGACATCAAGCAGAAAAACGGTTCGGACGCCAAGTTTGGTTTCATCTTCGAGGATTTGACGCGCGACGAGTACGAACGGCAAAACAACGAGCCGGCCCCTACCGGTTCGGCGCCGTTCACGATGGGTCTCGGCAGCGACTGGGTGCGGCCCGACCACGTCCGCGTCTGTGAGTACTACCGCATTAATTTCAAGCCGGACGAACTGATCTATTATCGCCACGGCAGCGAGGAATCGATTTTCCTGCGTTCCGAAGTGCCACGCAGCATGCGTAAGCAGTTGCGAATGCATGAATCCCAGGCCAAGCGTGGTATGCTGGGTAACGACACCGAGATCATCACCCGGCCGACCGAGATCAAGTCGTTGCAGTGGTACAAGATCGGCGCACACCGCATCATCGATCGCGAGGAATATCCCACTCAGTACGTCCCGATATTCAGGTTCGTCGGTCGCGAGCGCGTCATCGACGGCAAGCTGGAGCGCAAGGGCCTGGTGCGCGGGATGAAAGACGCTCAGCGCATGTACAACTACAATTCCAGCGCGGAGGCGGAAGCTGCGGCTCTCGCTACCAAGACCAACTGGCTGGTGGCGCTGGAGGCCATTGCCGGCAACAACAACATTTGGGAACGCGCCAATGTCGACAACAAGCCGTACCTGCCGTGGCGACACAAGGATCGTGATGGCGATCCAATTCCTCCGCCTCAACGTATTGATCCGGCTAAGACTGCCGAGGCTTACCTTGCAGGCATGGAGATCGCCTCGCGCGAACTGGAGATGGCGTCTGGCCAGGGACCTGCACAGTTTGGCAAACCCACCAAGGAGCGTTCCGGCAAGGCCATCGGCGAGACCCAGCGCCAGGGCGAAATCCTGACGTTTGACTTTATCGACAACGCGTCGTTGGGTATTCAGTACGTCGGCATGATCCTGCTCGACTGGATACCGCATTGCTACAAGACCAAGCAGGTGGTCCAAATCCTTGACGAGGACAATACCGAACGGCTCATCCTGATCGACCCCGACGCCCGGTCGCCCTATGAGGAACAGAAACTCAAGGACCAGGTCCAGGCCGTCCTCAATCCCAAGATCGGTCAGTACAAGGTGCAGGCGCAAGCGGGGCCGGCGTACGCCACTCAGCGCCAGGAAGCCTGGAACGCGTTCGTGCAGATTGTGACCGGGGCACCTGAACTTATCAACGAGATCGGCGATCTGATGTTTCTGGCCGCTGACTTCCCGATGGCCGACAAGATTGCCGAACGCATGCGCCGCAAGATCAAGCAGATGGCGCCGTGGCTGCTCGATGAGAACGCCGTCAATCCAGTACAGCAGCAATTGCAACAGCAGCTTCAGGAAGCCGGCCAGCAGATCGCGGAACTGTTGCAGCAAGTGGCCGAGAAGGACCGCAAGCTCAAGGACCAGACCGAGGACATCAAGATCAAGAAGGTCAGCGCGGCCGACAACATTCGCAAGACCAACCTGCAGGCTTATGACAGTCACACCAAGCGCATCACGGCGGTGTCCAATGCTGAACTTGATCTCGACCGGGCCGGCGAGCACGACCAGCTTGTCGAATTGATCAACAAGATCGTCAAGGACACCCTGAAGGAGCCCAAACTCGACGAGCACGAGGATGAGCCGGAAGCCCTGGAGACGGACGACGATCGCAGCGATAACGATGCGGATTTCCACGAGCCGCGCCTGGCCGACGACGGGCACCACTACATCAAACACGGCGGCCAGCACTACAAGGTAGACACGCAGGCAATGTTAGGGGCACAATGATCATAGCGCGCATCCCTAATGCTACCCGCACGATAGGCAAGTCTCAAGGCTATTTGGGGTTGCCGTTGCGGGATGAAATGCGCAACTGCACCGTTAATGGTGAACAGACCCCCGTGATGTTGACGGCTTGGGAACCAACCCCGGACGAACTGGAACGGTTGAACAAAGGAGCTTGTGTACACTTAGTGATTTTGGGCAATAGTCATCCTCCTGTTATGTTGGAAGTTGGAGATCCAATTGCCGAACCCGCTTGACATGCTGACGGCGCCAAGCGATGACGACAGCGGGACCTTGCCCGTGGTGTCGGCGCCGCGCTATCAGGTGTGGCCGGAACGAATGATACGTGGCGCCGGCAGTGCTTTGAACACGGGGGTCGACGTCGCTACGTCCGGGGTCAATCGCTTAACTGACGTGTTGATGGGTATGCCGGAAGGGCTGATGCAGTCCGTCGTATCCGGTACTACACTGGCCGGCGACGTCGCAAGCGGCGCGCAGCCGGTATTTGACCCCGAGACGGGTCACGTCGCGGAGCCCGTGATACAGCGCGCACAGGACATGGCGGGCCTCGCGGGCGGGGGTGCCTTGACAGAAAAGCCGGGAGTTGCTACGTTAGGATCGGGACCGATACGCCGACCTGACATAGGAGCACTGATGCCTGCCCCCAAGAACGCTTTGAAGCTTGAACCGATTCAGGGCCTCAACAAGGCGATGCCGACGCTTGAGATGGCCGAAAAGGTGCCCGGTACGCCGGAAGAGTGGGCCAGTCATTTTCAGGAACTGCCTGAGATCAAGAACGCCCTGATGCTGCCCGAGTTTAAGAACACGCTGGACGCCAACGGCAAGGCGACCGGCAAGGATGTGGCAGACTTCCTGAAGAAGGTGCAGGCAGTACCGGAAAAGGGCGCGGCGCCGATTGACACCAGCATGGACCGGCGCTCGTTCGTGCGCGGGCTGGTTAGCACGGTAGCGAATGCGCCCAGGATCTTGAAGTTCGTGGGTAAGGCATTGGAAGCGCAGCCCGCGCAAGTCGCGGAGGCGGTGGCAGGGCCGAAGGTCAAGCTGGTCAATCCGTCAGCGGCAATAAAGTACGGGATGTCGCCGGAACATGAAAAGGAATTGCTGCGGTACGCGGCCGACATGATGAATGAAAATGGCGACTACACGCCGAAAGAAGCGGTTACCGAAGCGCGCCGGATGTGGAAGGAAGAGCCAGGCTTTATGATGGAGCAGCACGCTCCGGAATTGTGGGAGGATCAAGTCAGGAACCCGGACGAGATAGTTTCCGAACGTGTCCACAAAGAAATGGGCTTGCCGGAAGGCCCAGTCCCTAGTGATAGGTATACGGAGTTCTCTAATCGACATAAGCAACTGCGCACGGAGATGGGCGACGATTTGGAGATGGACCTCGGCCATCGTTACGACCCCGGCACCCAGTTCGAAATTCCGAAGCCAGTAAAGACCACTGAGATGCCTGCCGTTGGCGAGACTCGTTTTGCTAGTCAAGCCAGGGACGTCTTCCGCACCGCTGACGGCAAGACCTTCCCCACGCGCCAGGAGGCCATGGCCCACCACAAGGAACTTGAGAAGGGCAATTTCAACCCGGTGACGCTTCGTTCCGATACTTCTGAGCCCGGCGCCGCTTTGGCTGCGGCCGAGAATGCGCCCGCCTTCTATTCGGCGCTTGAGCACGCGACCACCAACGCTGCGCAGGACACCATGTCGCCGCAGCAGTGGCTGGGCTACCTGAAGAACCAGCCGGGCGTCAAGAAGGAAGAACTGGATTGGACCGGGTTGGAAGGCTGGCTGGGCGAGCAGAAGGGGAAAGTAAAGAAAGCCGACGTGCAGCAGTACCTGGACGCGCACAAGACCGAACTGAAGGACGTGACGAAAGGTGGGCTTGGTTATGACGACCGGGCTCTGCGCGCAGCCGTGGACGATCATGTGGAGGAGATGCTACGAGACCACGAAGAAGAGGAGGGACGACCTGCTACCGTGGCTGAACGCGCTCAAATTCGGCAGAGCGCGGAAGACACAGTTAGGGAAAACCCTGAAGAATTTGGGATTAAGGAAGACGAGGCGTCTACCAAGTATTCTTCGTATCAGCTTCCGGGCGGCGAGAACTACCGCGAGCACCTGATAACGATGCCGAAAAAGAATAGCAATCCGAAGCCCACGGGGGACGAAGCTGGTGAGATTGCTCATTACGCGGAGCAGCGGCGAAGGGGACGTGAATTAACACCGGAACAGCAGACTAGGGACGATGAACTGGTCGCTAAGAGCCGGGCATTCTATGGCGCGGAAGACGCTGCGCCGTCTTACCGTTCTTCCCATTGGGACGAGCCCAACGTGCTGGCCCACGTGCGCACCAACGACCGCGTCTTTCCCGGCGAGACCCTGCCGTCAACCGGCAAGCCCCGCACTTTGGACGACGTGATTACTGCGCGTGACGCGCGAGCCCAGGAACTTGGTAACGACACCAAGCGGATGTACGCCGACGACAAGTACATGGGGCTCACCAAAGACTGGGAAACGCTGGCCAGGAAGAACATGGCCGGCGACAAGACCGCCACGTTGCCGGCGACCGACGAGCCCCGGCCGGTGAAGTCGTTGCACCTGGAGGAAATCCAGAGCGACTGGCACCAGCAAGGAAGGAAACAGGGATATAAAGTCGAACCTACTAAATCAGCCAATGAACTACGCCAAGCAAACAAATCGGCGGAGGACTACACCGAAGGGCTGAGACAGAAATATGGGGACGACGATTGGACTACCGAAATGACCCCGGAGGAAAGACAAACTCATCGTAGTCTGTGGGACGTAGTGCGGGACTTCCCCAATCGGGAGGCAATGGCTAGAACTTCTGGTGTCCCCGACGCTCCTTTCAAGACCACCTGGCCCGAACTCGCTTTGAAGCGCATGATCCGCCACGCCGCCGAGAACGGCTACGACCGGATCTCGTGGACGCCGGGCGAAGCGCAGGCGGCGAGGTACGACCTGAGCAAACATTATGACGCTTTACAAGTGTACAAGCACAAGGAAGGTGATTTTAGCGTCTGGGGCAAAACCAGTCCTAACGCTGCGGCTCAGCAGCTATCGATGCATGTGGCCCCGGAAAAATTGCCTGACGTCGTTGGCAAGGATTTGGCCGAAAAAATATCTCAACAGACGGAAGATAAGAAAGAATATAGTGGTGTTGATCTCAAGGTCGGCGGCGAGGGCATGCGCGAGTTCTACGACAAGATGCTGCCCAAGATGGTCGAGAAGATAGGGAAGAGCCACGGGGTGAAAGTGAAGACAACCAAAATTAAGACGGAAGACGTGCAGCATCCTGACGACCAAGCTCCCGTCCATTATTTTGATCTGCCGCAGTCGCTTAAGGACCAGGCCCTACGCAAGGGATTCCCTTTATATGTAGGGTCTATTCCATTTCCGTTGACACCTGTGAATTACAACCCGTTTGAAAAGAAAAAATGAAACTCACCAGGGCTTTTCTTAGGTCTATCCTGCGGTACGAACCCGAGACTGGGCATTGGTACCGTGTGGTCAAGCGGTCTAACCAGCCTGCTGGTGCCAGGGCCGGGGCTAAAGGGCCTAAGGGGTATAACGTCGTTAAAGTCAATGGAGTTAATTATCGATCAGGCCGTCTGGCTTGGTTCTATATGACGGGCAAATGGCCCAAGCACCAAGTGGACCACGAGAACCGAATTAATAACGACGATCGATGGGGTAATTTGCGGGATTTGACTAATCTACAGAACGCCAGGAACCGTTCGTATAAAATTGGAGCGTCTGGACACCGTGGGGTTCGTATTCACAAAAAGCGCTTCACTGCTGGCATTTATGACAAAGACGGCACGACAATTTATTTAGGTGTTTTTGATAAGAAAGAGCAAGCTGCAGAAGCCTGGCATAGGGCCTATCAACAGCTTTTCGGTCCTCCTGATTATTCCGCGATATCCGACTATGTGCAAGGAGCCATGTCATGCGCAGCCTGAAGAAGCCCAAGAAGAAATCCGCCCTCAACGCCAAGACACCCGGCAAGCTGGGCAAGAAAGCCTCCGGCGAGCCGTCAGCGGCCCGGCCCTACGGCCACGGCAAGGACATGAAACTCGGCATGAGGAAATAGGCCCATGCCGCTCGACAAGAAGCCGACCAAGAAGGCCTTCAAAAAGAATGTGGAAACCTTGATGAAGGAAGCCAAGGCCGGCACGTCGGAACACGTCAAGACACCGGCTCAGGCGCTGGCGGTGTCTTATTCAATCAAACGTCAGGCCCAGCGCAAAACTGAAAGGAAGAAATACAGTGAGTAAGAAGATGCACATTCCGTCCCGCACCAAGATGGGCCACATGACCGAAAAGGGCGAGATGTCCCGCGAGGAACACCGCGAACATCACTGCTCGGACGGCCAACGCCATGCCGAGGGTCGGTTCAAGATCCAGCATGAAGAAGAGGCGCACGAGAAGCGCAACACCGGCAAGTAGGCCGGCGCCGTTCACTGAAACTGCTTTAGACAGGAGGCATAGTCGTGGCCAAGAATTGGATTAAGGGCGCAATCAAGAAGCCTGGGGCGCTCCACAAAGCGCTGGGGGTTAAGAAGGGGGAAAAGATCCCGGAAAAGAAACTGAAGAAGGCGGAACACTCGAAGAACAAGAAGATGGCGGCCCGAGCCCGGCTGGCTGAGGAACTCAAGGGGTTCAACAAGAAGTAACTTTTCTAGGAACTGAAGGTGTGGTTTATTGCGGCCATGACCGAACACGCGATCATAAGCCGGACGGAAGCCAAGGCGCAAGGGCTCAGGCGGTATTTACGGAGGGCTGCGTGACAGAAAGAACCGTGCGCGCAGTAGCTCGTAAGTTGGCCAGCGAGTTTTATACGCAGAGTGCCGGATGCTTGTTTGGGGACGCCCCAGAAGACCGGGATCGTTCGGCGCGATACCGTGCCACTTATCCCACTCTGGAACATTATTTAAAAGGCTATCAAGTCCTGCCCAACGGCAAGATCAAGATCGACCAACCAGGGTGGATTTATTTTATTAGTCTCGCAAGAGCGCGCCTCGTGCAGATGCTGCAGGACCCGAACTTGACACCCCATCTCAAGGAAGCTATTTATGCTTCGCTTCTTGAAGAACACGAAAAGTCGACGTCCCCCGCTGCGCAGGAAGTGTTACAGCGCCGATTGAACAATGGAGTTTCCTTTGGCAGCTAAACTTCACAACAAGATCGTGCGCGGCAAGGGCGCCAAGGCCCAGAAGCCGATTCCGGTCAAGATCGTGTATGACAAGGAAACTGCATCCCACTTGTCCAAGCCTGGCGGCATGGACAAGTGGGAGGTGCAGGATGCCCTCCGCACCTTGCAGCGGGCGGAAGAGATTCGCGGTAACAAGGCCCTGATGAAAGCGGCTACGACCGAAGCCAAGGCCCAAATCAAAGCACTGTCGTCAGTGGGAGCTAAGAAATGATCGACCGTCTGCTACGCAACCGTTTCCTGAACACTGCAGCGTTCCTTATGGCGCCCCCCGATGACAAAAAGGCAGCCGACGACAAGGGGACGGATGGAGACAATAACGACGACACCGGGGGTGCTGACGGCGCGGGTGAAGGCGAAGGCGAACCGGAGGGCCAAGCCGAGGGCGGCGAAGGTGGTTCGGAAGGCGAGGGTGGCGACGATACAGGCGCCGAAGGCGAGGACGACGAACTAGCCGGCCTGACCCCCGAACTGCGCGCCAAGGTCGAGAAGCGCCTGGCCAAGGAAATCGGCTGGCGCGACCGTCAAATCGACCGTCTTCATGCCAAGAGGCGTTCCGCCGAACAGGACGTCGACGCCGCGCGCACCATCGTGGAGCGCCAGCCGGCCAAGAAGCCAGCAGCCCAGGGCGAACAGCAACTATACACCGAAGAAGAGGTCGAGCGTCGCGCACAGGTCAAGAACGCGCAGACCGCGTACGACGATGGCTGCACCGAGACCGACAGCAAGGGCAAGAAGTACTACGGCGACAAGTGGTCGTCGGCCACTGGCAAGCTGGCCAAGATGGGCGGCGTCACGGTTGACGACATGGTTGCGATCCTGGCCACCGACGAACCGGCCGTGGTGCTCTATTCACTGGCCAGCGACCCCGACGAATATGAACGCGTGATGCGGCTGCCCCCGGCCCGGCGTACGGCGGCGTTCGTCAAGCTGGGGCTCAAGGCACCACCGAGGGCCGTCAGCGAAGAACCTGAATCCAAGCGCCCCGGGGATAATCCGCCCCCGGTGCGGCCGTTGCAGGGCGGACGGCGCCAGGCCTCGCAGGTACGGGTCGACATCTACGACGACAAGGCCGACGACGACGCGTGGTACAAGCAGCGGAATGAGACGCGAAGGAAGAAGTTTACTAACGTCCAATAAGGATAGCGGAACTTGCCGAGTAAAGACCCAGAAGTTAAGAAGAGAGCGCAGAAGCGGTATCGCGAAAGCGTGAAGGGTCGTGCCCGACGTAAGGTCATGAAAGCCGCGTGGGACAAATCAGCTAGGGGCAAAGCTTTAAAGGCTGAAAGCGACAAGAAGTGGAGGAAGACTGCCACATATAAAGCCTTGGCCGCTGAAAAGATGCGCAACTGGCGGCAGAAGCGTAAGGCTTGGCTCCGCGAAATAAAATCTAAATTAAGTTGCGCCGAATGTGGTTTTGATAAACATCCGGCTGCTCTGCAGTTTCATCATTTGGGAGACAAAATCGACGGCGTTACCAAATTAGTGTGTAATACTAGTAAGAGTTACGCATTCATTCGGGAAGAAATGGCAAAGTGCGTCGTGCTGTGTGCCAATTGTCATTTGATCCTACATGATGAAGAGCATGAAGACCGCGTCCGGGCGCGAGACATGTACCCGTGGTCGCCTTCCAAGTCTGAGGAGAGACTGAGGCCCTCTCCGAACCAGAACGCCCAGCGGGTGAAAAGGCCGGGCATTCGACTTGGAAAAGGTACCTCAAATGGCAAATCAGTTGCTGACTATAAGCATGATCACGAGGGAGGCAATTCCACTCTTCGTCAACTCTAACGCTTTCCTGAAGAACCTCAACCGGCAGTATGACAACGAGTTCGGCAAGAACGGCGAGAAGATCGGTTCGCAACTCCGAATCCGTCTGCCGAATGACTACACCGTCACGGACGGTCCGGCGCTATCGGTTCAGGACACCGCCGAACAGCAGACCGTGCTCACGATGTCGTTCCAGAAGCACGTCGACGTTTCGTTCAATTCGGTCGACATGCTGCTGTCGCTCGACGACTTCTCGGAGCGTATCCTGCTTCCGATGATGAACAACCTGTCCGGCAAAGTGTCGGCCAGCATCATGGCGGCCAACGCCGAGGCCCTGTGCAACATCTCGGCCAACCTGGACGGCGCCAACAACGTCCTGACGCCGACCGACGCCACTTACCTGGACGCCAAGGCCACGCTGGACATCAACTCGGCGCCCCCGGTCCGACACAAGATCATCAACGACCCCCGCACCGAGGCACGCGTCGTCAGTTCACTTACCGGTCTGCTCAACCCGTCCACCGCGATCTCGGACCAGTACTACGAGGGCGTGATGTACCGGGCGCTCAACGCGCTGTGGTTCTCGGACGCGCTCACCATCAAGCACGTGGCGGGGTCGTTTACTGCGGGCACCGTCAACGGCGCTGGCCAGACCGGGCCTACCCTGGTCGTCAACGCCATCACCGGAACGCTACTGGTCGGGGATATCGTCACCGTCGCCGGCACCATCGCGGTGAACCGCGTCGCCAAGAGTACCACGGGCGAACTCCGTCAACTCGTGATCCTGACCAACGCGGCCAACGCGGCGACTTCGCTCAACGTTTACCCGTCGATTATCCCGTCTGCAGGCGGCAACGACGTCCAGTATCAGACCGTCGTCGCTTCGCCGGCCAACGGTGCGGCGATCTCGCTCTACACCAACCCTGGCGTCACTTACCGCAAGAACTTCCGCTACGTGCCCGAAGCCATTACGATGGCGACCGGCGACCTGCCGATGCCCGAAAACAAGATCACGGCGCGGCACCGCTACGACAACGTCTCGATGCGTTACGTCGCGGACTACATCATTGGGACCGACCAGCGGGCGTCGCGTCTCGACGTACTGTTCGGGTCGCTGACGACGCGTCCGGAATGGGGGTGTGTCGTACCTGACAAGGTCTGATGCATTTACGCATCCTCCCTTAAACTTCCCCACCGGACCACACCCGGTGGGGCTTTTTATTAGGAAATTTTAAACAGGAGAGACCGACATGAAGAACCTGGGAGTCAAGGAAGCCGCTGAAGCCATCCGGTCGACCGTCGACGCGGCCGTGTTGCCGCCCGAGGAAGCGCACCAGATGCGGTTCCTGCAGGGCGTCTGTGGCGAACTCGGCATCGATCATACCAACCCGGAAAACCTCCACCGGGTGGCCCACGCCCTGCAGCAACACGACATTGCGATCCACGAGGGACATGAGTTCCCGAAGTGGGTCGGCGAAGGTAGCGCGGCCGTCGTGGTCAACGACGCGGCCGAGGAAGAGGCGTACCACGCCAAAATGAACCCGCCCCCGGCCGAGGAAAAGCCGGCCGAACTGGCGGAAGCCGAAGCCAAGCTCACCGATCACCACACGGCGTAATTCCTACGCCGTCAGCATAAGGTAGACCTCCTATGGTTCAAGTTTCTGACGTCAAACTGTCGGCGCGCAGTCGTGCGCGCCACGAGGAGAGCAACAACCAGCAGCGCCAGGCGAAGCCCCACGATATCCGGGGCGTGATCCCGCTGGTTGACTATACCAACCCGGCCAAGTTTCCGCCGTACATCTTCCGTGAATATCCCAAGATGCCGCTGCTCGACGGCAACAAGCCGATCGTGATTGACGAATCTGGGGGCGTGCTGGTGTTCTATGACGCGGCCGACGAAGTCGAGTTCAAGGACATGAACCCGGAAGTCGCCGATGAGATCGACCGCAACGCGCCGGTTAAGCAAATGTCGGAGCGTTACGCCGAACTCGAAGGCGAAGTCGAGAAGCTGAAGCGCAAGCTGATCGAGGCGGGCATCGAGCCGGACGAGCCGAAGCGCGGCGGGGGTCTGGCCACTATTGTGCGAGCCAACGACGCGGACGACGAACCCGGCCTCAAGGAGCAAGTCCGCGCGGCGGCCGACAAGGCCCAGACGACCAGCCTCCCGAGATCCAACCCGCTGAAAAAGGCGAAGCAGTAACAGATGGCCACCACTGGTCTAAGCATTGTCAGTCAGTCGTTGTTCAAGGCCGGTATTACCGGGCGGGGTATTACGCCCAGCAATGCTGACACCCAGGACGCTCTGGCGGACCTGAACGACATGCTTGACCAGTGGTCGACCGACCGTTACCTGGTGTGGCACGAACTCAACATGGGGTTTGTCAGTGATGGTAGGATCACGCCCTATACGGTGGGACCGGGGGGTGATTACAACTTTACATCGGTCCCCAACCGTGTTTATTCAGCTTTCGTGCGCCAGCTTCAGAACACTGGCAATCTTACGGTCGACACTCCGCTTCGGATAATCGATGCTCGCGAGGAGTACGACCGCATCAACACCAAGTCGCTGGCGTCGTTCCCCGAGGCCGTGTTTCTGGACACTAAGTTGCCGCTGGGGCAGCTTTACGTCTACCCGTGGCCGTCGCCGGCCGGTCAGTACGCAGTGTACCTGACGGTTAAGGACGTAATTCCGGTAATAACCCTGGCGACCGACATGAGCGCGCTACCCAAGGGTTATAACGCGGCGATGAAGTTCAATTTGGCGCGGCGGTTGCGACAAGGCTACGGTAAAGGCATGAAGCCGGATCGCGAACTAAATTTGCTGGCTAATAACGCGCTCGACACCATCATGAGCGCTAACACGCAAATACCGGAGGCCGGAATGCCTCCGTCGTTACTACAACGAGGCTCGGGTTATAATATCTACTCGGACCAGTTCGGGAATTGAACACTACCCCCTAGACAAGGAGACTGAAAAATGGCTGTCAATCAAGTAGGTACCCCTCCGAACCCGTTGCGCCGGTTCTCGATGATCGACCAGTCCTGGCTAGCTGCCGTGATGTCGGGCGTCAATACGCTACCCTCGACCATCAATACGCAGTTCGGCAATAGTCTAGCTACTTTTCTGGAAGAGGGTAACGTCAATCGCCAGGTACCCGGCGTTACTGGCGCATTGAAGCCCGGCGCCACCGGCGCCGATAACGTCATCGCAGCATATTCGCTGCCGGCCAATGCGTTTGATCAAGTGGGGCGTGGTCTGACCTTCACTGCTGCCGGCAACTTTGCCGCCAACGGCAACACCAAGCAATGTAAGCTAATCGTCAATCCGGCCAGTGCCGTGATTGGTGCGACGGTGGGCGCGGGCGGTATCACTATTGCTGATACTGCGGCCGTCACTCAGAACAGCGGCGCCTGGGTGCTGATGGGTTCGTTGTTCAAGCGCGGTATTCTGGGTTCAAATACCCAGGTAGCCGTCCCGGGCGGCGTCGTTCTGTCCGGCTCGCACATCGGCGCCACCAACCTGTGCCAGGAAGTAACCGCGACCGAGAGCGGGGCCATCCTGATCGCCGTCACCGGCAACGCAACCACAGCGGTAACGGACATTTTGCTGGCGTTCTTCGAAGTCAACGCGATGAATTGAGGGCGACGTGGAAGGCATACCGCTGCTGTCAGGCGCGTATCAAGCGAAGTCGGTGATCGCGTCTGCGCAGCGGTGTATCAATCTATACCTCGAAAACAACCCGGCCAACGTCAAGGCCCCGATGCCTACGACGCATTACCAGCGTCCAGGTAGAGTGGCCAAATTCACGCCCCCCGGGCTGGGGGCCGGTCGGGGCATGTACAAGGCCTCTAACGGCAATCTGTTTGCCGTGGTCAATGACACCGTATATTTTATCAATCAGGTATTTGGCTTTAACGTACTGGGTAATATCGTTGCTGGCAGCAATCCGGTATCGATGGCGGACAATGGCGCCACGGGGGGTGCTGAACTGGCGCTGGTGGATGGCACCACAACGGGTTATTCCATCAACATGAACACCTACGCGTTCGGCCCTATAGTTGACGCGTCAGGATTGTTCACCGGGGCTGATGTCGCCAAGTACCTGGAGACGTTCTTTATTTTCAACACGGTGCCCAATACCCAGAATTTTATAATTTCCCAGCCCAATTCGTTGACGTTCAATGCGCTTGACGTCGCAGCCAAGGCTGCCTATGCGGATGACCTGATCACGCTAGGTATACGGTCCAAGGAATTGTGGCTATTGGGCAACAACAATTCCACCGAACCGTGGATCTTGTCCGGCGCGCTTGACTTCCCGTTCGAGGCGATGCCATCCACGTTTATTCCGTACGGCAATGCAGCCAAATACTCGCTGGTGTTCGCCGACGTAGCACTGTACTGGATCTCGACCAACGACCAGGGCCGCGCGGTCTTCATCAAGACCGAGGGTTACGTCCCCAAGCGCATCTCGACCTACGCCATTGAAAAACTGGTGCAGGGCTTCGGCACCATTACCGACGCCATCGGGCAAGCGTTTCAGATAGAGGGTCACACGTTCATTTTGTGGCATTTTCCCACTGCTGATGTGACGCTGGTCTATGACCAGGCCACTGAGCAATGGGCGCAGTGGGGTTATACAGACAACGACGGAGTGCTACATCGCGACCGGGCCTGTTTTTATGCGTCGGCTTACGGCATGAACTTGGCACAGGATTGGCAGACTGGAGTGATCTATCAGGTGAGCGGAGATTTGGTCGATGACGACGGTCAACCCATCGTAAAGATCCGGGGATTTCCGGTGCTACAGAAGGAGCTTAATCGTATCACGCACAATGCATTGCGCGCCTATATGGACACTGGCACTGAACCCGACCCCAACGCAGATCCGCCGCAAGTGTCGCTGAACATCAGTGACGACGGGGGGCATTCGTGGTATAACCCGATTGAAGCGCCACTGGGCGCGCAGGGGGAATACGACACCGTGGCGCAGTGGACCCGGCTGGGTATGGCCCGCAATCGGGTATACGAACTACAGTGGTCGGACAAGCTACAGACTGCGTTGAATGGGGTCTATGTCGACGGTGAGGAGGCGGAGACGTGATCATCATGTCCGCCCAGAACAAGCGTCGCAAGCTGTACGCCGAACAAATCGAAGGCACCGACGAGTTTATTTTGTCAGTGTTTCCGGACGTCGGGTCTGGCAGCTACCGGCCCGTGATGCGACTTAATTCCAGGCAGGAAGTTGAACAGGAAGCAATGCAACGTGGTTGCGAGGTGGTATGGTCAACCAGTTAAACCAGGTTCCATCTAGCCTTGAGCCGATCTCCACTTTCGGCAGCGCCAGCGTACCTACGGTAGTCAAGCCGGAATGGTACAAATTTTTTGTGTCAGTATCGTCGGTGCTGCAAAACTTGATCGGAGGCGTGTTGGGGTTCACCTCCAACAACGCGGTGACTGCGGCCGGCGCCGCGCAGGGCACCGCTACCGTGCTGGCTGCCGAGTGGTCAGTGATAACTGTGGGCGCGATCAATACCGGCGTGCTACTGCGAGCGTTCGGGCAGGGTACGATGTCGACGGTGTTTAACCAGAGTGGCACCACCAAGAAAATCTATCCACCCACAGGCGGGCAAATCGATGCTTTGGGGCCTAATGCGGCCTACTCCTTGGGCAATGCTAAGCAGCAAACCTTCAGTCAAATCAGCCCCACGCAGTGGCTGTCAACAATATTGGGACCGTAGAATATGCGCTATTTTTATCGATTGGCTGAAGGCGTCCAGGTGTTGCCGCTGATGGTGTCGCTGGCCCGGCAACCCGCGCTGTGGGACGCGGACAATTGTCGGCGCGAATTTGAAAACACGCCTCACGCCGCGACCAGCGACGTACTATTGCGGTTTGGGTCGACGGACGGCAACGAACTGGAGGCCGCCGATCGTTCCGTAATGGGGTCGCTGCCGGGCGTCAAGGCGCAAGTTCTGACTATTATGCACCTGGTCGGAGGCGTGCGTCTAGGTCGCGTCATCATTACCAAACTGGAATCCGGCAAGAAGATCCTGCCGCACAGTGACGTCAAGGGGGAATATTCCAAGTATTACACCCGGTATCATCTGGTGCTACAGGGTTTGCCGGGTTCGCTGTTCAACTGCGGCGACGAGACCGTCAATATGCGTACTGGCGAGTTGTGGTGGTTCGACGCCGCAGCTGAGCACTCGGTCATTAATAATTCGGCGGACGACCGGGTGCACATGCTGATTGACGTGAGGATTGATTGAATGTTGACGTTCCAGGTCGATAGCTTCGAGGCCAGCATTCCGGAACTCCGCGACCTGTTCCCGGTGCACCACGCTGAACTGGCCCTGTTCAAGGACCGGATGCCGCTCGATCCCGATTATGCGGAATACGTGCGGCGCGAACGCGACGGCAAGCTGTTCTTGACAACGGGGCGTCAAAATGGTTCCATAGTCGCCTATTACGTGGCGAACGTGTTTCCCGGATTCCACTACAAGAGTACCCTTACTGGGACCATGGACATCGCCTACGTCGTTCCCGATTTCCGAAACCGGGGCGCGGCTCTCCCCCTGTTCAGGACCACGGAACGTGAACTGCAGCGGAGGGGCGTCAAGGTGTGGTATTCCGGCAACAAACTACACAACCCGCTCGGAATGCCCAAGCTGCATGAACTGCTGGGCTTCATTCCGGCCGACCAGTATTGGGTGCGGTGGATCGGAGAGGTGAAATAAAATGGTAGCCGCAGCGGTCCTAGGTGCTGGTGCGTTGTCGGCGGGAGCCTCGATCTGGGGTTCCAGCAAGGCCGCCGACGCGCAGACCAACATGGGTAACGCGGCCATCGCCAACCAGAAGGACATGTACGCCAAGAACAGCAATGTGCTGTCGCCGTTCATCAACGCGGGCGCTGGTGCTATCCCACAGCTTCAAGACTGGTTGAATCCCTCGGGCGGTGCTGGCGGTAACAACCCATTGTCGCAACTGATCAAACTGGTGACGCCGGGCGCCGATATGTCCAAGACACTGGAACAGACGCCCGGTTACCAGTTCGAGGTGGGTCAAGGGACGCGCGCCGCACAGAACGCGCTGGCCGCGCGGGGCCTTGGGGGCTCGCCGGGGGCCATTGCTAAGGGCGTCGGGGGTTACGTTACCGGCCTCGCCAGCAACACTTGGGACAGCGTGGTCAAGAACCTGCTTAGCACTTTCGGGACTGAAGGCGGGTCGCTACAAAACCTGGTCAACTCCGGCCGTGACGCCGGCAGCGCGCTGGCGGGTGTTGGCACCAGCACGGCCAATTCAATCTCAGGTTCGCTTACTGGCATCGGCAACGCGCAGGCGGCCGGCGCCAACGCGACGGGGGCCGCAGTAGGGGGGCTGGGTAATTCAGCGACCACGGCCGCGTTGCTGCAACAATTGACCGGTGGCGCGGGTGGAGGGGGTATTTACAGCGGCAACGCACTGGAAAACGGCCCGACCAACGCGCAGATATCCGGCATGACTGACGCGCAAGCCTCTCAGTATGAACATTTGTTCGGGTAGGGAAACATGGCTGACATCGGCGTCGACACCTCCAGTTACCCCAAGCCGCAACCTCCAGTTAACCCTCTAGACACAATCACTAAGTTTGGCCAGGCCGCCGATGTCATGGGCAACGTGGCGGCTGGGCAGGCAGTGCAAGGCGCCATACAGGATGACGGTACTATCGACCGTGATGCACTGGCACAGTCACTTAAAGGGTCCGTCGCCGGCAGCATGAAGGCTATACCGACGCTCGACGCGTTCGAAAGGCTGCGCCAGGCAGGCCACGTCGCCGACGAAGCCGGGCTTGACAATTTTCAGAAGCGTATGACCGTGGTCAATCACCTGTTCGGGCAACTCGCGGCCAAGGACAATCCCACCATACAGGACGTTAACAGCGTGGCCGCTCGCGTCCTTGACCCCGCGCTACAAGCCGGCAAGTATGGCCTGACTTTCCCGGTAGTGATGAACGCGCTCAAGAATTTCCGTGGTCCGGACGGGCGCCCGTTGTCGTCGGCCCAGATCAAGCAACGTGCGCTTGAAATCCAGACCATGACGGCCTCGACTGGAGAGCAACTGTCCAGCATGCACCCGGGCTACGAGGCGGTGGATGACGGCACCAATATCTCGCTGATACCGAAGGGCAACCAGATCAACCCGAAATACCCGGTGGTCACCAAGCGTATCCCAACAGGTACGCCGCAGACTGATACCGACCCCAGTTCACCGACCTATCGCCAGCAAGTACTGACGCCGTCGCAACGGCCGGTGCCGCCTTCTTATATCAACCCCGGCAGCAACACGGTCGAGGGTCCTAGCGCTAACTTCGGGGGCGTCGTGACCGGGGTGCAGGTAGGGCCAACTACCAACGCCCAGACTGGCGCTCCCGCGTCTTTCGACGAGCTTTACAAGTCGCGGATCGCGGGAGCGCCGGCTGCCGGCCTCAAGCCCGGCGTGGCTGCGGCGGCCACCAAAACTGCCGAGACCAGCGCCGAACTCGGCAACCGTCTGGTCACGGCGGCCAACGAAGTGCCGCAGACCCGGGCTATCCTTGACAATCTCGACCGCACCCTGGCTGACTTCACGCCGGGGCCGGGAGCCGATTATCGCCGCATCGGTAAGGCGTTCGCTAATACCATCATTCCGGAATCCCTGAAGAGTAGTTTGGGCTTCGACCCCAAGGGCATTGCGTCGCAGGAAGAATTCAACAAGCTGGGCTATCAACTGGCGCAGAACCAGTTCCAGGCGCTGGGGGGTACCGGCACCGACGCCAAGCTTGATTCGGCGCGCTCGACTTCACCCAGCGAGTTTCTGTCGACGGTCGGCAACAAGAACATCATATCGCTGCTGCGGGGCAACAACGACGCCCTCAAGGTCAAGGCCCGCGAGTGGAACAAATGGAAGGCCGCCCACGGCGAAGACAGTTATTCCGACTTCTCCGATCAGTTCAATGACCATTTCAACCCGCGCGTATTCCAGTTTCAGTACGTGCCGAAGGCTGATCGCCAGTCCTGGTACAAGGCAATGCCTTCGGATGACCGGCGTCAGTTCGAAGCCGATGCTGAATATGCTCTGGGTAAGAAGTGGATCAAGCCATGAGCGACGTATTAAAGGCGCTGGGCATTGAACCGGAGACCGACGAACACCCGGCCAACGTTGAGGCCTTGAGCAAGCTTGGGTTGAAGCCCGAAGCCGATGAACACCCGGCCAGCGTCGACCCTTACAATCTGGGTGACCCGGAACGCAAGATAGTCAACGCACCGTCACAGACGCGGCTGCAGAAAGTGCACGAAGCGATAGACCCGTCGACTGCGATTCCGGCCGTGGTGTCGGACGTGGGCTCGAACATCGCGGACTACGCAAGGAGTGGCGCCGGGCAATTTTCGCGCGGTATGGGGCAGATCTTCGCCACCGACGAACAAGGTAAATATGCCGGGCAACCTGCGACGGGTGCTGGTAACACTGCTATGGGTAGCCTGGGCATCGTGACTTCCCCGGTGACTGGTGCAGTAAAGTCTGGTGAAAACGCGCTAGCTGGCATTACCGGCAACCCGGATTTCGCAGACAAGGCTGCGCTGATGTTTCCGATGAAGGTCGGCGCACCGGCTGCGGGTGCTGCCGCGAAGGCCGTGGCGCCGTCGACCAAGGCGTTGAACCTGGTGGCCGAACGAATGACGCCGGAAGCTTTGGACCGCATGCGCAACAACCCGCGCCTGTTGCCGATGGACGTTAGCCCCGGGGTTCAGAACCTCGCGGTTGGCATCGCCAAGGACACCTCAAACCCTGCAGCGCAGGAGGCTGTTACTTCCACCATGCGCAACAGCGCGGCCACGGCCAAGGACGCGGTGCGTGGAACCTACGACGCCAGCCTCGGCGCCGCGCCCCCGGATCTGTTCAAGGAATACCAGCGATTACAGAACCAGTCTAAGGAAATTGGCCGCACCAAGATCCAACCCCCGCTCGACGCGGCCGGACCGGTAGACACTTCCAAGGTCATCGAAAACATCGACAAAGTGCTCAAGCCCGGTGTGCAATCGGTAGCATCACCCGGCGTACCGTTCCGGACTAAATTGCAGGGGGAACTGGAGGAATGGCGCGGCGAACTGATGAAGGACGGTTCGGTCCTTACTGACGCCAACCGGTTGCACGAGGTGCAGTCGGATCTCAGGCGCTATTCCGACGAACTGATGATGTCGCCGGACAAGAGTAACGCGCGGCTGGGCCGGCAACTCAAGGACTTTCGTAATCAACTGGTCGACGCTATTGATAAGTCGGCGTCGGGTTACAAGGAAGGCCTTGAAAAATACCGGGACAGCAAGGATATCGACAAGGCGTTCGAGTTCGGCCG